GGAGTGCGGGCTATGATCTTTGCCGAGCCGAAGAACGAGATGACCGAAGAGAGATTCGCCGAGCTCGTGAAGAACGACGCATGGGTGGCGATCAGAGCCAAGGATTACAAGATCTACTGCGACGGGATCATGGCGGCAGCGACGGCGGAGCGAAAGCCAGCGACAATGCATCCGGTTCGCCTATTTCTGGTCGTGTTCTCCGCAATCGCTTTGGTGCCGCTCACGTCCTTCATCATCGGTGCGTCGTGTGGCATGTTCACGATCGCCTATCGGATGATTGTGAGCCTCATCGGCTCATAACCGGCGAGCTGCGAGTGCGAGGGCGCCTGCGCCAAGGCCAGCAAGCGCGAGCAGGGCGAGCCCGCCTCCGCTGCTGCCAGGCTTGCCGCGGAGGCCCACCGGGGCATCAGGCTCGCCGACGTCGTCAGGCTTGCCGCGGTCCCAGGGCGCTCCGCCACGAGCCGCGGTGCGCAGCAGCAGCTTGAACGGGGATTCCGGGACGATGGTCAGATCGACCTTTCCCTGGATGCCGCCGTCGAGCAGCAGCTTGCGCTGGCGATCGAACAGGCTACGCACGCGCGGGTCCTTCAGCACCGGAGCATCGTCGGGTACATATGCGATCGAGCTCGAGCCAAACGATCGCATGACGGCGACGCGAGCCTGGTAGAGCTTGAACTTGATGAGGCTGAGCATCGACGGATCGCGAAAGCTCGCAGGCATCGACGACCACGTGACACCCTCATAGAAAGAAGCCTTGCTCGACGGGTCGCACCAGCTCCACGCGCCCATGATCTGGCTTCGGAACCATGGGTGGCACGTGTCGTCTTTGGTGACGTTCGTGCAGCGCTTCCGCACCCAGTTGGCGTACGCCACGAGCTCCGTGGTGTAGTCGTTCCAACCGGACTCGAGCGCTGCGTAATCGACACGGCCGAGCGTCGGAGCTGCCCGCTGCGCGCTCGCCCAGAGCAATGCCGACGTCGTCGTCATGCTCGGCAGCAACTTTCCCTGCGAGTAGATGTCGCTCACGGTGGCCCACTGCGAGCTGCGGACATCGGAGTCCCATTTGTAGCGTTTCGTCGCGCCTGGCTTGTTGTAGGGTGTCTGCCAATAGCCGGCGATCGTCGTCACCCCCGGCACGCAGCCCCATCCGCCGCTCGGCGATTGCAACCACGGGAGCTGGCCCCAGGCAAAACCGTCATGCCGGCCGCTCGACGTATAGGCGATGCGCGCCGAATCGAACGAGCCGCCCGGCGGCGACCAGATGTTGGTCCAATCGAGTGCCGATGAGACGCCGAGCAGGGCCCGCGTGGAGTCCTCGTCGGCGTCGCGATCGTAGAAGAGCGCAGGCTGATCGGGCGCGGCCGCGAGCGACGGAATCGTGTACTTGAACGACTCGGTGACCGCAAACCAGATCCCGCGGATGACCGTGAACACGATGCCGACGATCGGGATCCCGGTCAGGTTGCTGGTGATCACATCGATGATCTCATTGATCTCGGTGCTGAGCGTCGTGCCCACGAACTCGAGCAGCTTGGCCGCCTGCTCGCGCATGAAGTCGGTGAGCGGCTGCAGCAGCGTGCGGATCATGCTCTTGAGCTGTGCGAGTTCATACTCCGGCCAGCCCGTGGTCATCGAGATCCCGCGAGCGATCTGAGCCGAGATCGCTGAGATGTTCTCGAGCGCGGGCCCAGCCAGCCCGCTCGCGCGCTGCAGCACAGGCGACAGCCGCCCCCCGATCGTCGATGCGCTCGGCAACGCCGACTCGAACCGTGCGGGCACGAGCGCGATCTCGGGCGCGTCGAAGGGAAGGATCGGCATCAGGGGACCTTGCGCTCGATCGCAGCGATACGGAACTCGTGGTTGTCGACCTTGCGAGCCGTGTCGTTGTCGGCCTTGGTGTCGTCCTGCAGGTCCTTCCGCAGGCCGGCGACCTCCGCCTTGACTTCGGCATGCTTCGCCGCCTGATCAGCCTTCAGCTCGGCATATTGCGTGCGCACGAGGTAGCCCAGCACCCCGAGCAATGCCGCCGCTGGCCCACTCGTGAGCACCGTGTCGGTGAACGGATCGCGATCGCGATCGGCCTGCGTGTCGCCGCCGAGCTGTGCGTACGCGTGAGCGTTGCGCAGGACGACGAGCCACATGCAGAGCACGAAGACCGCGAAGAGCAGCCAGATCCAGCGCGACCACTGACGAAGGATGGACATCATGCACCTCGAGCTCTCACGACGCGGCCACGCACCGCATGATGCGTGCAGCCGGACGGTTTGCGTTCCCAGTAACCGAACTTGTTCTTGCGATAGCATCGCTTCACGGCACCCCACGCCTGCCGAGCCGCGCTCTCGTCCGGATAGCCCCGGCTCTTGGCGGACTGGTAGACGTCCTCCCACATGCGCTTGGCCTTGGGCGGCAGGTTGGATGCGATCGGCATGTCATCCCAGGAAGTCGTCGACCCAGCGCTCGGCATCCGCAAGGGCATTTGCGGACGACGACCGCAGTCGCCGTGCTGTCGCGAGTCGCGTGCGCAGCTCGCTGTCTGCATACGCCGTCCACGAAACTGCGCCTCTCGTCGCGAGCAGCTTGATGTAGACGTCGCGATACAGGTACTTCGAAGGCGCAGCCCCTGTGCCCGGCTTCGATCCGCCTGCTGCCTCGGGCAACGGTGGGACGAGTGAAGAGGAATCGCCGAACAGCAGGCTCAGGAGCGGCGGCGTCCCAGTGGATCCGACTCGACCAGGCACGGGCATGAGCTGGTCGGCCATGTCGGCCACTTCGCTCACCGTCTTGCCCTTGAGCATGCCGACGAGCGTCTGCCATTCGAACCGCGATCCGTCGGGGCGAATGAAGACCGTCTTCACGTCCGCGTTCCATCGGCATTGCGGAAACACGATCGACATGAACTCGTTGACGGCCATCTGCGCGTTCCCGTTGGGCAGGCGACTCCACTTGAGGCCCCAGTTCTGGATCTTCGGCGTCGCGCGCTGGATTTCATCCGGCGTAATCGTGCGCGTGTCGATCTCGGGGCACTCAGGCTTGCTTTGCGATGCGCTGTAGATTGCAGCAGCAGCGAGGCCGACGATTGCGAGCGGGATGATGATCGGAAACGCCATGGTGACTCCTATGCGAGCTTTTCGTGCTCTGCCTTCTCGAGGTACTCTTCTCCATGCTCCCAGTGCGTCAGACGATCGCGGCCTAGGTCCGCATGGAAGTCGTTGGTGTAAACGCCGAAGCCGAAGCGGTTCTTTTTCGGCGAGTGGACGATGGCGCGGGCAACCGCCATGCGCATGCGCTCGCGCGCCTCGGTGAGCTTGCGGCCGCCTTGCGCGATCAGCTTCTTCGGCAGCCAGCCATCGATAGCCCAGCCCCAGATATGCTGGCTGTCCGGCGCTCCGCCGACGGCCTTGTTGTAATCGGCCGGTCGATAACCGGTGTAGCGCATGTCGAGATCGCCGAGCTCGGCTGCATCGACGTCGTTGACGAACACCGCGATCTCGACCAGTCGGTCCCAGTACTCGAGCGGCGCAACAGCGACGGGCCGCGTCGCATCGTCGTCCTCATCAGGACCATCGACGAGCGGGGCCTTGCTCATTACGAAGAGCTTGAAGGCGTTGATCCGCTTGAGGTTCACGCCGGCGGTCGCAAGCCGAGCATCGAACGCGGCGAGCAGCGGCGCGACTTCAGGGTCCGTCGCTTCGCCAACAGCTGCAGGCTTGAGCGGTGTGCCGTGATGGGTCATCGGATTCTCGTGCTCGGGTTCATTGTCCACGTCAGCGTCGTCGGGGTCCACTGCCTTCTTGCGCCGCGTGGCAACGGCCATCCCGCCAAGCAGCGCGATGGCAAGCAATACCGGGATTGCGCGCGAGCGCACGCTTCACCCGGCCATCCTACGTCGCATCGCCCCGCTCACTCGCGACGTGTCGCGCCGGCGGCCGCCAGTGCCCATCGTGCACGCGCTGCAGCCGGTACCGAAGCCCCACAGGATGGGCCACGGCATCGGTTCGCCAGCCGATACTCCGCCCGTGAGCCCTGCCGACTTTGCAAGGTCCTTCACCTCGCCGACCGTCTTGTCGCCGATCAGCGCTTCGATGTTCGCCCAGCTCAGGTTCTGGCCCGTCGAGCGCCTGACGAAGATTCGTTGCGCTGGCGGGTTGGTCCAATCGCACGCCGGAAACATCTTCGCGAAGATGGCTTTCAGCGCTTCGATGGCCGAGCTGTCCATGCTCGGGTTCACGGCGATCGCAGCCGCAACGATGGCTGACTTCGCCTTCTCTTCATCGACGACGACGAAGATGAAGCATTGAGGGTCGACCGTGATCGCGGCCGAGGCCTTGCTCTTCGCCGCAGCGCTACGCGTCACGAAGAACGCTCCGAGGCCTGCGGCGCCGACAAGGGTGAGTCCGAGGATTGCTGAACTGGTCTTCATGCTTGCGTCCTTTCAAATGCCCGAGATCCCGAACCATGGTTGCGCCACTGTGGAGCTGCGCTCGATTGTCTGCTGCGGCCAGCCCAAGCACAACGATGGGCGCTGGATCGTGCCTGCGCCGTTCATGGCGTTCGACACGGTGCAGTAGAGATCTTCGCCAAGCGCGTTCGATGAGCGCACCGAGGCTTGCGTAGTGCTCACCGACACCGCGAGGCCGACCCACACGTCTTCGCCGGGTTCGATGTCAATCGTTGTCGGAATCGTGTACGACTTCAGGCCGGTCGTGACGATTGACGCCGCGATGTCCACGAAGCCCTTGAACGTCATCACCTGGTTTTGCGAGAGTGTGCCCGGTGCGACGCCCCAGCGTGGCGTTCCTGTTGCGACCCAGGCTTCGGCGTAGACCACGTTGACCGCCGCAATCGTGACGTTGCAGCGCAGCGTCACCGAGGTGAGGCGCCTCGTAGCCTTGCCCATCCACTGCCCGATGCCGCCGCCTGTGCCCGCGCCAAGCGATAGAGCGCCTGCTGCATTCCCCGAATAGAACGTCGGCGACGACGACAGCGAGCCGATGTCTGGGCCGGTGTAGATCTCGGCGATCTTGCGCGGGCCCGTGTCGGAAAAGCGGAAGCCGAGATTGTTGTGATAGACGAGCGCGGCTCCGGGAGCGAGCGACACGAACGGGTGGATCTGCCGAGCTGTGCCGCCGACGGTCTTGCGCACGGCGATGCCCTGCAGCTCGGATCCGTTGTTGTAGATCGACATGCGAATGACCTGCCGCGCGATGCCGGCCGCGGGAGATGGAATGATCGTCGTCGTCGTTGCAGCTGCAGCAACCGTGCCCTCGGCCGAGCCCGCAGTCGCAGGCAAGTCGACCCATTCTGCGCTCCACAACGTGGACGGCTCGCGGTCGGTGACGAAGTCGATGACCTGGTTGGTGCCAGAGAGGATCATATAGTCATCCACCAGTACGGCACTGCAGCCGCAACGTCGACCGTGAACGCGGTCGGTGTACCAACAATGAGCGACGGCCGTACAGCCGCGTTCGCGGAGTAGCCCGACGCGAGATCATCCGCGAGTCCGCCGCGCACGGTCAGAGCTCCGGCCGCGTTCGCGCCGATGAGCATCCAGATGTCCGTGCCGCGAGGAATAGAGCCGCTCGCCACGTACACCTCATAACGCTTGATTCCGGTGGTCACATCGGCCGTGAAGTCCGTGAATCCTCGCACGGTCAGCGTCGGGTTTGCGGCGAGTGAGGGCGTACCGGTCGCGATCGCAACCTCCATGTACGTCGGCGTCGTGACTGCCGTGATCCGCCATGTGCAGAGCGCTCGCGTGATCTCATGGTTGGAGCGACCGAGATAGAGCGCGATGGTCGTGTTGTTGGTGATCGTGCGCGTGTCCGAGTTCACGCCGTCCATCCACCACGTCGGCGCAAACACGTCCGGCGTAACGCCTGCGCCGAACGGCTCGACGAGCATACGGCCTTCGGTGTCGAGCACGTACCAGCCCACGCCGGACTCGTAGATCAAGGAGTTGCCGGGCAATAGCGAAGTCGCCGGCGACACGCGGAAGTTCGAGCCGCTCACGTCCTTCTGCAGCACGACGTCCTGTACGCGGCCACGGTTGTTGTTGGTGATCGTGATTTCGCGGACCTGTCGCGTCACTCCGGCGGCCGGCGCGGGCACAATCGTGGTTGTCGTCGGCGTCGCGGCGTTGCCATCTTGACTGCCGCCCGCTTCTGTTTGGATGTCGAAATACGAGGTGGTGAAGTCGGTCGATACTGACTGACCGGTCACGAGCTCGAGGATGTCATTGGCACTCGTCAGCAAGATGCCGGACGCATCGACCAGCGAGACGGAGAGCGTACTGCTACCCCCGCTCGGGGCGACGCCATCGATCAACATTTGCGGATTGCAGCCCATGTTAGTCCGCCACGTTGTAAAGTGGGAGGTTCTCAGTCGTATCGACCGTGAACGCGGTTGGTGTGTTGAGGATGACCGATGGCCGTGACGCTGCGCGGCACGACTGACCCATCTGCAGCTGGTCGTCGTAGCTGCTGCAGCGGATCTGCGCCTGCGTGACGGTTGCGTTCTGGCCGACCATCAGCCAAATGTCGCTGCCTCGCGGGATGGCTCCGCTCTGCACCGTGATGACGATGCGCATGATGCCGGTGCCGGTGATCGATGCCGCGATATCCGTGAACCCTCGCACCGTGAGCGTGGGGTTGCCAGCGAGCACAGGTGCTCCCGTTGCGATTGCGACTTCAGCCCACGTGACGCCAGCAGCTCCGGTCGTCACGCGGAAGCACCCAGTGACGCTCGTCAATCGCCTCGTGCAGCGACCAAGGTAAGCAGCGATCGACAGCGGGCTCGTGAACGTGCGAGCGGTCGTGATGTTCGCAGTTGCGAAGTAGCCTTGCTTCGCGACGGGTCCGGATTCGGAGATGCCGACGTCGTCAGTGCGTTCGCGGCCCTGCGCATCCTTGATCGCCCATGGCACCACGCGCTCTTCGAACACGAGCGATTCGCCCGCGCGGATCGTGGACAGGGCCATGATGGGGTAGTTCGTGCCGCTGACGTCCTTCTGGAGCGTGACGTTGATCGGCGAGCTCGCGTCGGTGTTGCGCACCGAGATCTGCCGCACCTGCCTCGTACCCGAAGCCGGCGCCGCGACGATCGTTGTCGTGCCCGCAGCGGCGATGGTCACTGGCGTGCCGCCGCCGAGTCCTGACGGAAGGTCCACAAACGACACCGTCACTTCAATCTGCACGGCGCTCGAGGTGACGATCTCGAGTGACTCGGTGTTGTCGACGAGCAAGATCCCGGACGCAGCCGCGAGCGTGGACGCGACCGATCCGCCGCCCGATCCAGGGCCGCCGTCGATGATCGGGCTTTCGGGTGCGCAGCTCATGTCAGGGTGTCGCCGTCCCGAAGAAGCCGCGCAGGCCGAAGACGCGCCAGCGCACCGTGTTGCCCACCGCTCCGTTGAAGAGCACGCCGGCTGTGTTGCCAACGATGTCCATCGTGCTCACGCCCCATCCAGCCGGCAACGCGCCCGCGCCCGTCCACGGGTTGACGCCGACATCGGTCGTTCCACCGGGCCCGATCGCACCGAGCTGCTGTCCGCCCGTGCCGACGCTGTTGCGATTCGCTCCGCCCCACGTGATCACGAAGCCCACGCGGTCGCCGTTCGTCTCCACGCCATGGATGTGCACATACCAGGAGACGCCGTCGCCAATCGCAGGGAAGTTCGCGATCTGATAGCGCTGCACCGTCGCGTCGGTCGTGACGATCTCGCCGGAGTCGAATGGGATCGCGCTGCCGCTTCCGCCCGAGGCTACGACGCCATCGACGATCGGCAGCAATGGTGAGCAGCACCCCACACATCACGCTCCGTCAGCAACACCCCGGCTGCCGCCACTCGAACGCATAACCGAGGTTGGCGTTCGTGTTGCCCTTCGTGATTCGCATGGTGAACGGCAGCCCGGTGGGCGCGCGCGGGATTGTGACCGCTGGATAGATGAAGAACTGCGCGGCGTCGGTGCCCGTGCGGTTCACGAACTGCACGGTATTTTCGGGCGCAGCTGCGGGCGCCTCGGCAAAGAACACGGTGACGTCGACAGCTGCGGCCGAACCGTAGGTGAGCTCGATGAGGCACAGGCGCCAATCGAGCGGCGGGATCAGATCCGTGTTGAGAGCCATCGCCGCGCGCCCGAAGTCGTTCACCAACGAATCCGCGAGCACGCCGTTGACGCCGGTCGTGATCCAACGCGAAGGTGTCGATGCGCCGCTCATTGATTACACCGGCGGGTTGGCCCGCAGCCATGTTTGGCCGGCCGCGAGTGCGGCCTGCATGTTGTTGTAGGGCCCGTCTGGGCCATGAACGATGGTCTTGTCGCTCTTCCCGGCGAATACGACGAAGTACCAGAGGCCTCCGCCTTCGGCACCTTGCTGCAAGACTTCCATCTTGCGGGGGTCGCCGGCGGGCGTTGTGCTACCGCTATCCGTCTTGCTCTTCACGATCGCGAAGCCGATGCCTGCGAGCGCGAGGCCGGCGATGAACACGACTGCTCCGTTCTTCATGTGTACCCCTGCGCGCGGATCTTGAAGCCCGCGGTGAAGCTGGTCTTGCGGTCCTGATCGGCCGCGAGCGTGCGGAACTGATCCGGAAGCGTGCCATTCTTGAAGAACGGCAAGCCGCTGTACTCGATCGTCAGCAAGAGCGATTTGCCTTCGGTGAAGATCGAGAGCGCGGGCTGAGCGATCCATTGCTCGTCGAACAAGTCGTGCTTGCCGACGCCCGTCCAGTACTCCACGCGGTAGTGGTCATCGCCCACCCCTGGCCATCGGTATTCCCGATCGGGACATGGATCGACGTCGGCCGCCTCTACGCGCTTGCTCGATGCGATCTCCAGCGACTTGCCGTCGTAGCTCAGCGTGATCTGGTACTGCCGCTTCCAAGCCTGCGGCGTCCGGAACAGGTACCAGTCGACCCGCGAGCCATCGACGCGGCTGAGCTGGATCTGCACGTCGTCGTTCTCGGCAGCGACGAGCGGGCCGTCGCCTTGCTGAGACTTCGTGTACGCATCGAGCGCGCCGTAGCTGCCTCCGCCGCTTGGCGTGATGCATGCGCCGATCGTGAGCACGTACTGCGAGCACTGCGAGCTGGGCGGCGACCACAACTTCAGCTCCATCGAACGCCGCTCGTCGAATCGCGCCGACGCGAGGTTGCGCGAGAGCGAGCTCGACTTCGCGAACGTGCAAAGTGCAGCTTTCGGCGGCTCGCCGAGACCGGGCGGTTGCTTCGGCGGTGGTTCTTGCGGGGGCTTCGTTCCGGGTGCGGGTGCGAGGCCGAGGCCGGGTTTGCCAGGCGGCGTTCCGGATGCTGCCCTGACCGCGTCGTGCCACGCACGAGATTGCACATGCGCTTCGCCTGTCGCGATCGCGGCGTCATCCGCTTCGCGGTTTCCGGGCGCCCACACGAGCCATTCCCAGATCCCGGAGCTCGAGTGCCGGACCACGATCGGCTTGTTCTTCACGCGGCCGGTTCGTCCCGGCAACGAGATCTTCGCTCCGACAGCTCGAGCTGCGATCTCGTATTCGATCGGCGAGATCTCGAGGTACTTCCCGGCCGCCCACTGGTCGAGCGCAGACTGCATCGCAGCGACGACCTGCCCGTAGGAGCGGCCCGTGTATTTGAAGGTCGCCGGCAGCTCGCCGAGCAGTGCCGCATGGATGACCGTCGCGTCGTGACCAGCGGCCATGTGCTCGAGCACGATGAGGGCCGCGTACGCGAGCCAAGTCGGAAGATCGAACGCGCTCACGCTCGTCGGCGTGAACACGAGTCCGTTGCGCTGCTCAGGCTCCGGAGCTGGTCCTCCGACGCTCCCTTGCGCCTGCGGGATTCCGGTGAGCCAATCGGTGTACGGCGCGATCGCGGCCAAGGCCTCGAGCGTCGCCGCGCCGCGGCTTGTGTTATCGCCGGTTCCGATCGCGGCCTTGTCCGGGCCGCTGACGAGCCAGCTCCAATGCGCATCGTCTTCGCGATGGACCGACAGCGATCCGGCCATCGTCTGCGACACGCCCTTGCTGATCTGCATGGTCACGACTTCTGCCGTGTTGCTCGTGTACGCGAACTCGAGCATCGCGAGCACCGAGCGGGCGCCGTCGTTGTCCGATCCTTCTCCGGAGCGCTCGCCGGACACCGACCACGCATAGCCAGGGGCCACGAAGCGGATCTCGAACTGAACCTTGCCGGCCGCGCCCTTGAGATAGGTGGGGCCAGGAACGCGCGGCGGCGTCTTGCCGCGCACCGCGAGCGCGAGCGCTGCGATGGCCGTGCCCGCGACGGCGACTGGAATGATCGGAGAGATCTTCATCGGCTCACCTCCGCGGCACTCCGAAGTACCGAGCGAGATCGTTGGGACTCACGCGGCCGGGCAGCTCGTCGCGCATGTGCTGCGGAAGGCACGAGGCCACGAATCCCGAGCACGTGTGCTTGCCGCATGGATCGCGCCGCGATCGCACGAGCCCGGGATAGTCGTACGGGCAACCGATCTGCTCGAGCGCCCGGGCCCACACCCATCGCGAGAGCATGGGATCGAACTCGAACGTTGCGATCGCTGAGCCGCGGCTTGCTCGGTAGAGCGACCGAAACTCGACTCCGTTGTCGAATCCGGAGTCGAGCACGAGCGCATCGCGACCGACCATGTGGCCGGCCCACATGGCGACATGGCCGAAGCCATGCCAGCCCGTGGCCGCGTTCACGATCCACGTGTCCGAGTCGTAGGGCACGACGAACACCAGCGCTACGCGCCCGCGCGGCATCGACGATGTCGCCATGGCTCATCGCGATCAGCCGACCTTGACGCAGCGTCCACGAATCGCGTCGAACTTCCCGTGCGGCCCGGAAAGCGCGATGCCCTGCACGCGCATGACAGTGCCAGGCGGGCAATGTGCGCGCTTCTTCTTCGCGCCGCCGAGCTTGAGCGTGCGCGTGGTGCCGCGGTTCTTCTTCTTCTTCTTGTACACGCGCGATGCCGCGGAGTAGCCGGCCTTGCGGGCGGCCGCGGTGGTCTTGCGTGCACGCGAACGACGACGGGCAAGCGCTCGCTTCTTGCTGCCCTTCTTCTTCGTCTTCTTCTTGTGAACCTTCTTCTTCGAGGACTTCTTGCTCTTCTTCTTCGCGGCCATGGTCAGTACTCCGTTTCGTTGGAGATTGGGGTTGCTTCTCGCTCCTCGGAGGAGACTTTCTTGATGTAGGAAATGATGCCAAGCGCCGTCATCCAGCCAAGGCCAAGGAAGACGCCGTTGAGGAACACGCGGCCGAAGCTCGGCTGCGCGTTAGCCTGCGGAGCTGGATTGCCGGTGCCGAACTTCATATGCGAAGGGGTCATTGCGGCAGCCATCCTTTGTCGCAACCGAGCCGATCGAACAGCGTCGCTGCAGGCTTGGGTTTCCAGCGCTTCAGTTTGTGGTCGAGGAAGGAAGGATCGAGTCCGGCATTGCGCGCGTCGCCCTCGAACTCCTCACGCTTCTCGGCGAGGATACTCGCGTCGTCCATGGATTCCGGCGATCCCCAACCGACGCGCAGCGACAGCACGGTGCCATCCCATTCCTTCCACTGCGTCAGGCGTCGCCCCATCCACACCGCCATGATCGACGAGATCCGCGGGTCGGTCAGCGACCACGGATGCAGGCAGACGAGCGGCGTGTTGCGGAACGCGATGAGTGCGTTGGCGGGAAGCATCGCCCACCAGTTGACCGAGCCGAACGAATAGGCGCCCTTCGGCCAGCACTTCGCGTACACACCCTTGTTGCGGTCGTATGCGCGCGCTGCCGCTGCTGCCTCGAGATCGCCGAGGTGGCCCGTGTGCATCTCGACCCATGGCGGCGCGTCGGCTGCGATGCCGAGCCCGACGTCGATGCGGCCTCCGCTTTCGCCTGCGGCCACGAGCGCGAAGAAGTCTTGCCACTCGTCGGGCGCTCCGGTCAGCGCGATGTGATCGCGGACTGCCGACATGCCGCGCGGGCGTTCGAAGTCGCCGTCGAACAGCGCCGGCTGAATCGTTGGATGATTGCCTGGCGTCGGCACGGGAGCTGGCGACGGTGTCGGCCGTGACTTCGAGCCGCCGCGCGACGCAACGACCGCGAGCCCGACGAGGCCAAGCGCAAGTGGAATCGCGACGTTCATTCCGCGCGCTCCATCGACCACGAGATCTGGCCGAGTCCGCCTACGCGTGTCGGATGTTGACGGCCGCCAGTGCCCACGCGACGGCCGAGTCTCACCTGCAGCCCGGTCGGCCCGGCATTGCGCGCCGCTGCGACGGTGTGCACGGTGCGACCATCGGGCAACAGCGCCCGTCGTCCGCCTGTATAGAGGATGATGTTGCCAGAGCGCGCATGACTCGGGTTGGACGTCGCGTCGAGCCAGTCGTTGCCGACCGCGGTCGCGACTCCACGATCTCGCTGCCGGCGATCCTCGATCGTGCCCCCGCGTTGTCGTTGTTGCCCGGTCCCGAGCTTGCGCATCTTCGCTTGGCATTTCCCGCAGTGCGCCATCACTGACCCTTCCTGTTCTGGAAAGCACGAATGCCGTAGACCAGCACCGCGCCGCCGCCAACAATCGCCACGACCGTGACCACCTTCTCGAGCAATCCCATCGTGCGATCAGCGAGGCCTGGCGCGGGCACTGGCCGATCGCCTGGGCCCTTGGTCTCCACGCCCATGGTTGCAGCGGTCTCGTTGACGGTCTGCCAAAGGCAAGCCGTCGCTTCGGCGAGCGCCACCATTGCCTGGAGCTCGTCGGCAATGCTCAGTCCGCCCGAGATGAAGATGCCTTGCGGACCAGGAAGATCGACGAGCTCTTGATCGAGCGAGAACAGCTCGTCGCGAAGACGTGCCCATTTCTCGTTCTCCGAGTCGGTCCACGATTCCGCTGGCTTCGCAACGGTGTAGTCCTTGAAATCCGAGTGCACGCGGAAGAGCAGCGAGTCGACAAGCGCGTGCCACTCGCCATACGCGAACTCGTTCGCGACGAGCGTATACGGTGCCGCTGGCGTCAGTCCGGAGACTGTTCGCAGCACTTCGACGTAGGCCGGATCGCTCGGACACGCCATCAGCCGCCTGCCCTCATGGTCATCGAGCCAGGCGCGCAGCCATATGCGCTCGGCAGCGTGAGCGTGCCGCTGTAGTCGAGGATCTCTCCACCGCGCATGATCCATGGCGGTGGGCTCGAGACCGGCGAGCTGTCATCCCATGCTTCATCTGCCGCCTCGATCTCGGAGCCGTGCGACTCCCAGAGCGCGCGACGATTGAGCTTCGGGATCCAGAGTGCAGGGAACTTGCCCTTCTGCCCGCTCTTGTTGATGCTGCGCGCGTCGCCTGCATTTGCAGGCGTGCCGAGCTGCACATAACGCGCGACGACCTTGCCGGCTCGCACGCGCGCGATGTTGTCGGGATGCTGTGGCAGCAATCGAATGGCTCGTCCGTGTGGTCCGGCTCGGTTCACTTCGCTTGCTCTGCAGCGCCCAGCCTGAATGCCCGGCGTGCCGCAGTAACCCCAGGTGCCGTAACAAGCATCGTTGAAGGCGCCGCAGAGGATGATGTCGTGCGTCTTACCCGACTGACCCATCGACGATGGGATCGCATTCACCCATGCCCATGCGCCTTCATCCCCGAGACCGCCGAACTCCTTCGCAGCCTCGAAGCACTCGCGACGATAGGCCATCCACGCGATGTTGTGGCCCTGCGAGCTCGACGTGCTCGTGTGCGTGCCAAGGAAGATGTCGCCCTTCTTCACTTGATAGAAGTGGGCACCACGCGGGACGACATCGATGATGTCGTCGACGTCGGCGGGATCGGGCCTGTCGTCCACGCACGCGCCCCTGCCAGAGATGCCCATTCGCTGCAGCACCGGACCATGTGCGAGATGCTGGCCGGGGGGGCATGTCTTCGGCTCCGGAGGCGTCACCGGGTTGTCCGGATCGACATCCGGAAGATCATCGACGCACTCGTCGGCATCATTGAGATGCTGGCCGGGCTCGCACGCCTTCTTCTTCTTGCCCGTGGCAGCGAATGCGGTGCCGATAACGAGCAGTGTGAGCGCCGCGATCGCGGCGGTCTGCTTTTCTCGAGCGGTCATCGGTCCAGCTCCTCCGTCGCATCGTGGCGTTCGCCTTCATCGATCGAGACGACGTGCCAGTAGTTCGGGGTATTGGTATCCTCGAGCATGATGGTGAAGAGCGAGCGTGCATGCGCGGCTGCGCGTCGCCCTTCCTTCGTCCACAAGACATCAAGCAAGGGACGACCCGAGACGAGCTGACGAAACGCATCGGCACGCTTGTGACCGGTGTGCATCGCAGCTGCGCTCTCGCAGCTCGTCGATCCTTGGGCGAGAAGTACAGGCGCGACGTCGACATGCCACGGCGGCTGCATCGAGCCGGGCACGTACTTGAGCCCGGCGCAGTGCGGGCAGCACTTCGGATCGTTGCCCACGTCCCACTCGCCCAGGTACCAATAGAAGTTCATGTCGCAGGCCGCGTTCACGGCCTGCGCGAGACTCTGCATGATCCTGTCCGTGCTCCAATCGCCTGGCACACGGACGGCGAGATCGAACGTGCCGATCATCCGAACAGCTCCGCGAGATCGCTGCAGACGAGCAGCGCGTTTTGTTCGTCGATCGATGCTGGATCGACAACCGCACCCGCATCGTCAGCGATGTGGATGCGCACCGTTCCGACCGGTGTCAGGTTGGCTGCTGTCGCCGAGCTTCGCAGCGTGTTGGTGATGCACACTTCGAAGTGGAGGTGCAGCGCAAACTGAAGGTTCGCGACGCCGTTGCTGACGTCGTAATCCTCCATCGTCGTGAGCGCTGCCGTTGGCGTGACGCCAGCCGCGAGAAATTGCGCGGCCGGGCAATCGAGCGAGCCGCCCACCATCACGCCGACCGTGGTGCCGAGGCTCATCGGCATCGAGAAGTCGAAGGAGTAGACCCCCTTGCGCGTGAACTTCCACGAGCTGCCGTTTGCAGTGCTGTGCGCGATCGTCACGAACGCAGTCGTGGGATAGCGCGTCGGCGGGATCGTGTCGTTGCCGACGCCGGAGAACACGGCCACGCCGTCGTTCACCGTGCCGCGACCGAGCGCCACCATGCCCTGCTGGCGGAAGCCGAGCCGGATCTGTTGCTGCATCATTGATGCTTCGGTCATGATCAGGTCCTCCGAGGTGGAGGACCCGAGCCGTTTTGAAGACGGCCCGGGCCCGCGATCAGCCGAAGATCTCGGCGAGCTGGTTGCAGGACAGGAAGCCCTGCGCAACGATCACCGACGCCGTGGTCACGGTAGCGCCCGCGCCGTCGGCGATGTGGATGCGAACCGTACCGTTCGGGGTGAGGTTCGCGTTCGTTCCGGAGCCGCGCAGCGTGTTGGTGATGTTCGCCTTGAAGCTGAGCTTCAGCGTCATCTGCAACGCTGCGACGCCGGTGCCGGTGTCGTAGTCCTCCGCCGACACCAAGGCGTTGGCCGGAGTCACGTTGGTCGCGTCGAAGAACGTCGCCGCGCAATCGAGCGAGCCCGCGATCATCACCGCGGTCGTTTCAGCTGCCGTCAATGGCACGACGACGTTGAACGCGTAGATGCCCTTGCGGGTGAACTTCATCGTAGTGCCGTCGGTCGCACTGTTGGTGACGGTGCAGAAGTCACCCACCGCGAGGCGCGAGGCCGGGTTCGCTGCGGCCGGTGCCGCTGCGAAGAGTGCGACGCCATCGGTCGCGGCTGCAGAGCCGCGCGGAGTCGCTGCGAGTGCGGCGAGCTTGAACCCGATCCGCACTTGTTGCTGCATCATGCTTGCTTCGGTCATGTCTGTTGCTCCTGGGCACTAGAGGCCCGGTTGTTATGGACGAACCGTCCATAGAAGGGTGAAGAAACGATCGGCATTCAAGTCGGCGTCGGTCTGCAAATGCGTGACGTCGGGGATCAGCGTCTCTTGCTGCGTGCGGCGTTGGCCGGGGATGAACGGCAGCAGGCCAGCTTGCACAGCGCCCGCGGTTACAGCCGGGTCGGCATACCACTGCGTCCACGCAGTCGAAGCGGCACCGAGCGCGTTCTCGTAGATCAGCACTTCGGTGGCGAACGGCGGGACAGCGATCGTCAGAGACGATTCAGCAGGAACGAAGAGGTTCTGCGTATACGCGACCGATGGGATCCCGATCGATTGCTCGAGCCGGCAGATCGACACCGAGATCTGCGTGTCGATGACGAGACCGTGCGCCTGGATCGTCGTGCTCGTTTCGTTCGCGGCCGTGATCTCGACGAAGTTCGACGGAGCGAAATAGGAGACGCTCACGCAATCCGCGAGCACCTCGATCGTCTGCCCAGCGTCTTGGAACCATTGCCGCCCGATCGTCGAGATCTCGGCGGAGAGGCGGAGCTTGACCTGCGAGCGTCCAACAGCTCGCGTCGCTCCAGCGGGGAGGTTGCTGTTCGGGCTCGCGTAGGCCACGAGCGGAAGGGGGGTGAGCGCGGCGGGCTCTGTGCTGCTGCGCAGGATCTCCGTGACGCTCGTCTGGATGACGACCGCTCCGCACTCGCAGTCGTCGCGGATGTGGTGCTGCCATTCGCCGACGATCCGATCCGGCGCGATGTAGCCGTCCGGAGATGCGGGATTGAAGATCGACCCGAAGAGCCGAATCGTCTTTCCGGCCAACGGTCGGATCCGACCGCTGAACGGATGGCGACGCTTCAGCTCTTCGGGATCGATCATGGATTAGCCGACGGGGATTGCCGAGCCTCGCCCGCCGCCTCCGCTCGGAGTACGAAGCGATCCGCCCGCAGTCGGGACGCGCTTCGGGTTACGAACGCCGTTGAGTCGACCCGGGCGGCAGTTCGCGGGGATCTCTCCGCACGCACGGCCGTAGGGGTTGACGAGGATGCGGGACGTGGTGCCCGGGGGATTCGGGTTGAACCCGATGATCTGCAACTGGCGAGTGTTCGCCGAGTTGCTGTACGGATCCCAGCACACCGGGCAGGCGCAGCCATTGCGGTTGCGAGGATCCCACTTGTCGTTCGGCCACATGCGAGTCGTCGCCGCGGTGGGCGTGACTTCGTTGATGTTCTCTTGGAAGCAGCCGTGCACGCCGACCGCCGTGAACCACACGCGTTGGTCCAGCTGCGGATCGGTCGAGTCCACGACCGTTGCCGATACGGCGACAGGACGGATCCACGGCGTGGCGTTCGGATCGAACGTCAGCGTGAACGCGGTCTGACCCGCAGCGGTGACGGACTGGCCGTCGATGTCGAAGTAGCAGTCGAGGTGGTTGATGTCGTACGACTCGGGTACGTCGAGATCGCACTCGCCTCCGACACAATCGGCACCGGTGCCGATGCCCGAGCGCAGCTGCGCTTGGACCATCACTTGGATGCGAGCTTCAGTCTCCATCAGCTCGCGGTTGCTTAGACGCTTCATTGGAGTGTCCTCGTGATGCGAGCCCTCGCTCGCATCGGTGACACGCGGGGGTCGCCCGCGTGTCTTGCTCTCGGCGAACCGAGAGGAATCGATCAGCTGAACAGGGACTCGGCCGCCATCGCGCCGAGCCGGTTGAGCAGCGGGACCATGCCGGCCATCAGCATTCCGCTGCCCGCTTCCTTCGCCATGCCCTTCGTGAAGAAGAAGAGGGCACTACCAACAGCGACTGCGCCGGGGTTCGCGTATCCGATCCCGCCGAGCGCACTCGCGAGTTCGGGCTTTTGCTGCTCGAGCATCCCGATGCCGAACGCGGTGATCGCAGCGGTGCCCTTCTCGGCGAGCTGCATCCCCGCCGCCTTCTCGTTCGCGCGGCGCTTGTTGTCGCGGGCGCGCGTGCGCAGAAGTTCGGACCCCATGTCGTAGACGGACATCTCTTCGATCGCTGCAGGCATTCTCTTCGGTGTTCCCGTTCGGCGGCGACAGTGCCGCTCGTGCGCGCACAGGATCGAATCGGAGCCACGCGCATGCCAAATCGCGCTGCGTTTGGTTGCCTTTGGCCGCCTTTGGCTATCAGCCAACAGTCGCGGCCAGCAATCGCTACCGTTTGGGCAACATCATCTTGTAAGATTCACCAGCGTATGGGCACGACAGATGCGGATATCGATCTGCTAACGCCACGCGAAGTCGCGGGGCTCCTGAAGGTGACCGAGCAAACGTTGCAACGATGGCGCGAGCGCGGCGTCGGACCGAAGCACGTCAAGCTGCTGAGCGACGTTCGTTATCGCAGGCACGACGTCGTCACGTACGTCGCCGAGAATGTTCGCGCGTCGACGCAGGGATGATCAGTGCTCGGTGGTATCGCCGATGCCGAACGCCTTCTCGATTGCGGCTTCGACCGTCTCGCGAGAGCCGCCCGTGAACTCCGCGACGCCGGCCATCCAAAACTCTCCGAACAGCGCGCCCATGCGGTAGTTCGGGTCGGCATCCGCCGCAACCTTCTCGCCGCCATATCCTGCGAGTAAGCCGTAGGCAAATGCACGGAGCGGCTCCGGCAACGAGTCCATGACCTGCATCATCTTCTCGAACGTGGCCGCGGCCCTCTCTTCGGTCTCCCTATCCATGCTCATGCCCTCGCCTTCGCTGCCTTCGCTTGTTGGTACGCGTTGCCGACGACCGCGATCTCTTCGAAGAGCGCCGCGATCTTCTGCGCCTGCACCGGGCCAATCAACGCGAGCATCTTGAGGCCCATCGCCTGAAACTTCTCTCTGCCGAGCTCATCGGATAGTTTGCAGAGCCGATCGCATACGCTGCCCTCGTCCTCGTCGTCGCTGGCGGTGCTGAGCTTGTCGAGTACGTTGTAGAGCTTCGCGCCCATGATCGTCTTTGCCGACTGCTCATGTCCGGCCTTGCGCACGTCGTCGAGCGCAGCCTTGACGCGCACGCGCAGTGGCGATTGCATCGGCTGCGATGCCGAGCCACCCGGCTTCGGTGCTTCTTCTTGCGTGACGCGTACCCCGGGCTGCGCCTGTGCTTGCGCTTGCGCTTGCGATTGATCGTCGAAGTCTTCGAAGTTGAGCCCGGCGTTCTTCGCTTTGATCGCAGCGTCGATCCGGATCTTCAGGATCACCGCAGGTAGCAACGTCGGAAGCACGCTCGTCGACACGGTGGATCCGAGCTGCTGCAGCATGCCGAACATCTGCTGATCGCGGGCCGCATCGCGCTCGGCTTGATCGCGTCGGTCCTGCTGCTCGATCTCCAGCTTCTTCGTCTCGAGTTTGAGCCGCGTTTCTTCGACGGCGAGCTCGCGTTGACCCTTCGCCATGGTGAGGTTCGCGGACATGAGTGTTCCCATCGCTTCGAACGAGCTCATCACGCGATCGTAGAGCGCCCCGACGTGCTCCTCGCTGCGCTTCTGCGCCGTCTCGGAGATGGTGTTGTGCGACGACATGAGCTTGGTCGCCTCGCGGAGGATGCTGCCGACGGTGCCCGGCTGCTCTTCTTCGAGCTCGGACTCGTCGCCTCCGGTCAGCTCGCCGCCCGCAAGAATGGCTCCCTCCTCCGTGACCTTGCCGGCGCGACGCTTCTTGCCGTACATGCGCCAGCGATATTTGCCCGCGCCCTCGCTCTCGGCGTGCTCGTCGACGACGCGGAGGATCTCCGCGGCCACCACGATGCCGTCGCCATCGACGTGGATGGTGCCAACCTCGATCCAATCCTTCTTCTGCTTGCGTTCGATCGTGCAGTGCTCGCAGTCGCCGAAGACCGAAGCGAACTTCCGGAACAGCGGCTCAGCCGGATCGGCCTCCTGGAAGGTCGGCTTCCCCGTCGATTTGGGCTTCGCCTTGGCCGCTGGGGCCGCTTTCTCTGCTGCCATGGGGCCCAGCATCGCGGATTTGACAAAACCGGTCGAGCTGTAATAGCTTTGCGGAGCCGTGCACTTCGAGCCCGCTACTAATAGCGATATCGAGTTTATGCCGGCAAATCGCATCATTTCCCGCTGGATCGGCTCGTATTCGGGCCAGGCGCGACATGATCGACGTTGCGATCTGCGATCGTTCGCGGCTGCGCACGGGCTTCCGTACGACGAGTGCGAAGGCTTCGACGCGATCCGCCACTTCGGACGCACATCGCCTCGCGTACTCGCGATCGCGGTCGCGCATTGGGTCGCGCCGATGCGGCGTGCGACCGCGATGCAACGGATCTATCGCATAAATGGCTTGATCAAATGGCTTGCATCACGCGGCTCGCGTTGGGCGATCGCGTATCGCGAGCAACGTCCTACCATCAAGCTCGCTCGCGATGCTCGCGGGCGATTCGTTCGCAAACAACCGGAGTCCAAACATGCCAGGCCTATTAGTGACCATCGGAGATCCTCACGCGCCCGTCCGTCGGGCTGAACTCGATCTTCCAACCTGCCGCGTCAGCATTCCCGAAAATCTCACGATCGCACGCTGCAACCCGGATAGCATCGTGCTCGTTGGGATCATCCTCGCGCTGCAGGGTATGTCTAATCAAATCCACGCGCTTACCATGGTCGCGATCGATCTCGCGCCGCGCGATCCTGGGATCATGATGCGCGCAACCGAGCTGCAGGCCGCCGTCGATTTGCTCCACGCCTCACTAGCGCAAGCGGGGCCTAGTGCAAACGAGCCCGGCGGGGAGGCGCCGGCCTAGGTCCAAATCGGTCCCCTAGTACAAAAGCGCCGGCCCGGTCGTTTGCACCATTTGCATCAGGAATGATCGGGCCGGGCCGCGCGTCTATCTGGGGAACGAGAAAGGAAGCATGATGCAAAGTGAATCCGAGGCCTATGCGGCCACCCACTTCCCCGGCGCGCGCGTGGCGTGCTGCAACGTTGATATGCTGGCCTGCGCCAGCGGCCCGATCCAGCGGCTCAATGGCGTTGAGATCTGGCCGCCAATCGTAAATCGCGATGGCGCGGCCTACGTGATCGTGCCGGGCCACAACATCCATTGGACACGCGAACACGCGCTCGTGCTCGTCGTCGATTCGGCCGCGCTCGCTCGCGCGCAGGCGCGGGGGTTGTGATGCAAAATGAAAAAGTGACGGTCTACCCCGTCGGCGACAAACTCTTCTACATGCGCCTGCGCGTCGCAGGCACCATGTTGCATGTGCGAGGCTACGATGCCTATGGCGATCAATCGGTTGGCCCGCATCACTATCCGGTGCGCGTGGTCGCGGTGCTCGCTGGCATACGTGTCTCCACGTTCGTCATGGGGATACCTGGGCACGAATGCATCGACGGCGCCGAGGCCCGCGAGCACGCGGTTGCATGGCTCGCGGTCAAGCCCGGCGATACCGATGCGGACTTTTTCGCCGACATGGATCCGCTCGAGATTGAATTTCGCGAGCAGTACGGCGAGGAGTTGTCCATGATCGCGGAAGTCATGCGCGAGAAGATCGAAGCTCGCGCGAAGAGGGCACGCCGATGATCGAGGCAGATCAGATCCCGCCACACAATCCCGGGCCACCGTGCCTGCACGATCTCAATACACGCGTGCTGTGCTCACATTGTGGCAAGCGTGGCGACCAGCATCGCGTTGGCGACGGGCGCTGCCCAATGGGCGATGACTTTCCTGCGCCCGGCACTCGCACTAACTCCAACAATGCAGCAGTAGCCAATCGTGCGCTTGCTGCATGGGATCGGAGGATCGCTAGACATTGGTCTAGCGCGACGACATACCAGCCGCGACGTTAGATCGCATCTTCGCCCGCGGGCCCGAGCATGCTCCGGCCCGCGAACGACGAACCGATCAACCCGAACCGAACAAGGATTCACGATGCCACTTCTCATCAAAGATTTTTTCATCCAGGACTGCGGGATCGACTCGCCCGATTACTTCAATGGCGTTGGCATTGCGTGCACTCGATGGTCGCACGTGTCGGTCGGATGTGGCGACACGCCGCGCGAAGCCGCGGCGGATGCCGTGGAAGATCTGATGCAAGCGGGATGGGGTTATTCTGCACGCGTCGATGCGCTCGGCTCCACGTTGCCCGCTGAATCGCCGGGCCTGGAGCGAATCCGTCGCGAGTATCCCGATTCGGACGCCACGCACTACGTCGCGATTTTCGTGAAATAAGCTCGCCGCTTCGAACGTCACTCAAGAGAACGAACAAGGATCTACGATGGGACGCAAGACGAAAGAACAGCTGAACGACCAGGCCCACGCGCTCGCGTGGCTCCGCGAACACATCGCGATGGGCGGCACGATCTACTGCACACGTGACCGCCGATCCGCGCGTGCTCGCGATGCTCGTGCGATGGATGGGGGTGTGACCATGGCAACCGTAATCATCCGCAATGTGTGGCTGTGCGACGAATGCACGATCGCTGCCTGCAACGACGACTACTCCGGCATCGATTACTACCTGTCCGGCGAAGCCGCGGAACGCCGCGTCAAAGAGATCGGCGACGGACTCGCGCGGCTCGGCCCCATCTCGCTGAACTCCGACGAAAACGAGGGCACCCGCGAGGAGTCATCGGCCCCCTGCGATTGTTGCCGCTCGCCGTTCCCGGGCCGCCGTGACCGGTTTGCGATCATGGGCGAGGCAACCCCCTTTGGTCCGGAGCGCGCCCGCGAGCTTTGGGCGGGGCGCAGCCTGCAGAACGAGATCCATCCAACCGACGACGAGCGTCGCTATGTCGATTCGGTTTGGGCCGAAACCATGGGTGATGGCTCGAGCTGGATGTCCGCGTTCATGTCCATCATGAACGGCGGCGTTGTAGACGACGATCAGATCGCGATCGCGCTCGATGCCCTCGGCTGGAGCCTGAAGCCATGGCTCTCAAAAATCGTCGAAAGCGACGACGAGCCGCGTGGCCTCGATCCCGAGACTGAGCGCGGACGCATACGCTGCGATATGGTCGCGTCACTCGGGCTCGCGCAACGCAATGGCCACGGCGAGTTCCGGTCAACCCCGCTCGGTCGGCGCATCGCGGCGATCATTGAGGCGGGCGTGTGATGGCGTGCCCAAAGTGTGGGGGCGATCAAATCGGGCGCGTTTGTGCGGTCTGCTTTTACACGGCGCCGAAGTGATCATGAAGGTGTGCCGCTATTACTACGGCGTCGCCGGATATCTCGCCGCACGCGAGCTGCTCGTCGGTTACTGGGGCTGGGATCCTGGAAGCTCATCGCAAGACGAATAGCGCTCGCCTGTCGCATGCAGCTCGCGAGCCTTCGGGCTCCCGAGCTGCGCGCGGTGCCGAGGCTTCTCCTGGCAGTCGCAGAAAGATAAAGGACATGAACCAGCAAGAACTAGACGGCACGATCATCGCTGTACTTGGCAAGATCTCGAAAGTGAGCCTGCACCACAATGGCTCCGAGTGGATCGTCAGCTTCAATGGCTATACGGCCTCGGGCGCTACGTTGTCTGACGCATGTGCGGAGGCCGCAGAGAAGACCCGCGCGCGGAACATCGAGAACCGTGATTCGCACCGCGCATTCTATGAGGCCTTCGAAAAACAGATCGCCGATATTTCCACATGCTCGGCGCTCGTGGCCGCGCAGAAATCCCTAAAGGCGGAGGAGCCATGAGCCGCGTGAAGCCCAACGCCGACGACAAGGCGTACATCGACAACTATCCGCCCCTTCGCGACTTTCTCGCACGCGCCGAAGCACATTGCGTCTGGCAAGTGCGCGGGCCCAACAAGAGCTACCTCGAAGGATGGATGCTCGGGGCGAGGCTCGTCATCATTCAGGTGTTCCCGAACAAGATGGGGTGGCAGATCTGGACTGCGTCGAAGAGCAACAGCGCGTCGGAGACGCTCGCCGAAGTGGCCGAGCATTGCGACCTGCCGTTGCCGCATCTGCGGTGGTCACCGCGTGCGACCGATCGTTCGCGGCCGCTCGGATCAATCGAGGTTGATCACGCCCGCCGCCGCTGGCTGGTCGTCGCCCATGACTCGCGGATGACGCTGCTTGCCCGCATGCTCGATCATCACGATCGTGAACCGGAGAGCGCACTCGAGTGCGCTGGGCGTTGCCGCGAAGCGATCCGAGAGACCCTCAAACATTGCACCGACGTCGTGATCGCGGGGTCGGAGTTCCGATAATGGAACCGTTGCCATACGATGCGCACGTGCGCGCTCGCGGCCGCCTGCTCACGCTCATCATGAACCGCTACCGCAACTGGACCGTGCGGCCACGCGATGCCAACGAAGATCTCGGGGCGTACCTCGCCCGGGTTCGTGCCATGGCCTGCATCGCACTGGCCCAGCACAGCTGGCAGCCCGGATGGGGCATGGTAATGGCGCCGACCGCCGATCGTCGACGGCCACGGAAGCGACTCTCGCAGAGCATCCCTATGGCCTCGGTCCATGCCATCATGTGCAGAATGAAGAGGACATCATGATCACGTTGACCATCTACGTGGACGCTGCCGCTGCTGCTCGGTGCGGGCACAGCAAGGCCGGCAAGCAAAAGCTCTTTCTCAGCAACGGCGACGTGGAGTCGCTCGACGAACGCGAGCGTGACACGCTGGCCCATCACCTGGCCGATCAGGGAGGCCACATGGACGGGCTGATCCATTGGGGTGACCCGCTCGCGCAGCATGCCGGTGCGGTCGGCGAGGCCTCGCTCGAAGTCCTGCGTGTGCTGCTCGCGAAGCGCCGGTGTCATATGCTCGCCCAGCTCGCAGAGATCATTGTGTCGCTGCCCTCGCTCGACATCGCCGTGCGCTGCTGGATCTTACTGTCGCGCTGCAATGAGGTTGCCGTGGTCGTCAGTCCGCGAACGCGCGAGGCCTCCGGGGTGCTGCAAGCGCTCGATCTCGTGCAGATCACGGACCTGCGGCAATCCTACGCAACAATCACATTGCTCGGCCGCGATCTGCTCGCGTACTTCAAAACCCGAAACGAAACGAAGGAGACCGTCCCATGAACATGCTGACTCGCAATAACATTCGTCTGCTCGCTCCCGGCCGACGGCCGCGCGTCGCCAAGCGATTATTTGCTCGCATGGGCAACATCGTGCTCGTGGAAGTGCAGGTGAACAAAGGCGGCACGATCGAGCTTCAAGCCTCGCGGCCACCGAAAGGTCGAGGGCCAGTATGAGCCGCAGTGCGCACGTGCGCGGAGCTTCAGCTCGCACCGCACGAGCGGCGGCTCGGGAGGTCCGGCCGAATATCCGCGAGGCTCGACCGCGCGTCGACGACGCGCTCGAGCAGCTCCGTGAAGAGCGGCTGGATCGCGAGGTCATCGAGCTGCAATGGTTCGAAGATTCGATATGGGATCTGGAAGACGCACGGTTGCAGGCGCGGATCCGCGAAGAACAACGCCGCTATCAGGCCGATCTCTATCTCGATTACGAAGATTATGACGACAGCTGGTAACCGATGAGGGCACGATGTCGCTTCTGTTTCGGCAGCCCGCATGAGCATGACGTGGGCTGCCCTGCCATCGCAAAGCCCGAGCTGCTACAAGGGCCGACGCCGATCTATCGCGCTCCGTTCACGAAGCGCGAAATCGAGATGCTCATCGGATGCTTCCGCGGCTTCATCATCGGCACCGATCACGAAGGCGCCCCATGGTCGGAGCGGCTCCTCGCGAAGGCCCGTGCTATGTACACCGATGCGAAGGCTCGGTCGGGCGACGACTCGCCCGACATGCCGCCCTTCGGTGATGTCATGAAGATCCCGATTGACGAGAAGAAACCCAACAAACGTTCGCGTGCGAAGAAAGAGAGCAAGAAATGAGCAAGGCCGATGGGGACCGCAAGACGAGCGCAATCGCGCTGGTCGACAACAACATCAACGAGGTAAAGCAGCTCGCCGGGCGACAGCTCGAGCAGATCCGCAGCATGATGCAGTGCGACGAGCAGGCGGCGCAGCGCTACATCCGAATCGCGGTGCAGCACTACATCCATGCGCCGGTGTTGCGTCAAGGCGAGACGCCAGCCATGCACCGCGTGGATCCGCGGGCGTACCTCGCCGCGGTCGTCGATGCAGCCACCGATAAGCTCATGCCCGATGGGCGCGACGGCTGGATCATCCCGTACGACACGACGTGCCGTTGGCATCCGAGCTGGCGCGGTCTCGTGAAGCTCGCTCGTCGCGTGACGACGATGCGCGACCTGTCGACCGAAGCGGTCTACGCAACCGACAAGTTCAAGGTGAAGCTCGGCGGCGAGCGCCAGATCGATCACGAGCCGTACTACTCGCTCGGGATTCCGGATGACAAGCGCGGCTCGATGATCGGCGTGTACGCAGGGGCGCGCATTGCAGCTGATGACTTCCGCAACTTCGAGTTCCGCTTCGTCGATCGCATGCGGCTCGACAAGATCGCGTCGATGTCTGGCAACCCGCGCAACAAAGAGCCGAGCAACGTGTGGGTCGAGCACTTCGAAGCGATGGCGCGCAAGCACGCGATGCGGCAGTTCCTCGATTGGATCGGTGCGCCCGACGACGTGATCGATGTGCTCGATCGCGAAGACCGTCGTGAAGAGTCGGCACGCGAGGCATTGATCCGCGACTTGCGAACGAACGATGATGCGCCTTCGAACGGCGCTTCGAATCGCCGCAAGCCGGCGGTGACTGGCGCGTCGGATATGCCCGAGCTGCCTCCGCCGCCGTCGGACCCGACAGATAGCGGGGCACCATGACCGCGAACACCCTACAACTTGCGGCGCTCGCCGACAAAGCGGCGCGCACGAGAGCCAAGCGAGACGCCATCGTGATCCTGCGCGACGAAGAGGCGGCTGGCCGAGCCGAGCGCGAGCGCATCGGTGCCATCCTGCGTGGCCATCGCGAGGCTGCAGAGAATCGGTGCGACTCGTTCTATCCCGAGATCGTACCGCAGGAGGAGGCCATCGATGTCCCTAAAAGCCTGTGAGCCCGCGGACCCGGAAGCCACGGCCGTGTGGACCGATCGCATGGTCGAGACAGATCGCGTTGAGCTGTTGCTCCTAGCGCAGTCCGGCGATAACGGTCTGCCTCCGATCCGCAAGCTAACGTCAGTCCGTCGGCGCTTGCGGAAGATGGGCCTAGCGTGGCAGGTGTTGCCGGGCAGAGGGTATTGGTTCATCGATCCTGACCTCGGCCGCCGCGTCGCGGCCCACGGTGCGCGCGAGCGTGCGAAGGCTGGTGCGAAGTGAAGATTATCTACTGCAAGCCCGCGCGCGACCGCGCTGAAGTCATGTATATCGGGGTGAAAGCGTTCGAGCCTGTGCGCTTCTACATCTTCCACCCGCGATCGTGGAGCACGCTGGCGGTCGAGCTGCGCATCGTAGCGCATGGAGGTGGCCATGCTTGACCACGAACTACGCCGCGGACGCATCACTTCGAGCACAATCGCGGCCGTGCTCGGCATCGACCCATGGACGACGCAGCTCGGTGCGTGGGCGAAGATTCGCGATCCATCGCACCACGACAACACGCCGCAGTTCGACGCCGACAAGCTCGATCACTACACGCGCGGGCACATTCTCGAGTCGGCGTTACTGCGGTACGGCGCACTTGCGCTTGCGGCCGACAAGAATGCGACCGTCGTCATGGAGCTGCCTGGCACCGTGCCGCATCCCTCGGCACCGTGGGCGGCGGATACGATCGATGCCGTCTACCACGTGCAGCAAGACGGCATGCGCTACGGCGCCGAGGCGAAGACGGTCGCGTGGTCGGACCCGGACGCGAAGCAATGGGGAGAGCCATGGACCGATCAGATCCCGCCACATGTGCGCGTGCAGTGCGATTGGCACCTCTGGCATCACCCCGAGCTGCGCTCATGCATCGTGCCGACGCTCATTGGCTCAGGCCTCACGATGCGCTGCTACGTCGCCATGCGTGACGACGAGCGCATTGCCGAGATCGTCGAGTATGCATCCGCATGGCACACGCGCTATATCGTCGGCGACGAGCTGCCCGATCCGGTCGCCGGAGATCTCGGCGTCGTGCGCAAGGCATTCGCGACTGTGCTCGACGACGAAGTCGAATCGACGCCAATGATCGAAGCGCTCGCGCGCGACGATGTCGCGTTGCGCATTCAGATCGCCGATCTCGAGAAGCATCGCGAAGATGTCCGAGCTCGCCTTGCGGTCGCAATGCGCCTCGGCAACGTCTGCGAAGGCGATTGGGGCCGCGTCACGTTTCGGAAGTCGCGCGACGGCGAGACGGTCGATTGGAAAGCGATCGCATGGGAGCTTTATGCGGAGATGAGAGCTGAACAACTCGAGCCGCTCGCGCCCGATCATCGCGAGAACGAGAAGGCCCTCGTCGATCTTTTCGACGACACGATCAAGCGCCACACCAAACCAAAGAAAGGCACGCGATCGCTTCGCACTCACGTGCCGAGCGTCGCGGGAGACGATGATGCGTAGCGCTTGCGAAGGCGCGGACGATCAGAGTACCCTCGTAGCCGTGACACGATCAACACGACGTTGACGGTCCCGCGGCTCGCGAACGCGGACAGCACAGCCCCGAATAAAAACGCGGGGCTCGACCGACGGACACTCGCGATGTCCGTCACTCAAGCCCCGCGCCCAACATTGCGCGATTGCGACGGTGTTCATGGTACCCGATCAGATCTGGCGTGCGCAAGTAGATTCGGCCCCAAAGCTCGTTCTTATTCACCTCTGGTCGTACGCCCCATGCGATCGTGAGGGCATCGAAGCGGACGGTGGCGCGTTCGTGTGGCCGAGCGTCGAAGTGCTGTGCTCGAAGCTGGCCGCCTCGCAGAGCGCGACCTACCGTTCGCTCAGAATTCTCGAGCGCGACGGATGGATCGAACGCACCACGAGAGTGCTGCTCGGCGACCGCGGCGAGGGTCGGCGGCGCACCGGTTGGTGGCTGAAAATCCCGCCTGCTGCCTCACAAAATCCAGAAGGTGACGTCGGGGAAGATTCCCAAGGTTGGGAATCCGGAATTCCCAAGGTTGGGAATGAATTTTCCCAAGGTTGGGAATCGCCTCCTTCTATGGAAGATCCAATTGATCCTCCATGTCTCCCGCGCGCGCGCGACAAGCCGGCACGGGCGCCGCGCCGCCGAAAGGGAGACGACGACGGATTGGCTGACGCCGAACGCAGGGACGCATCTGAGCTGTTTCGAAAGTACGAGCTTGCTCGAGTTTCCCAGCTCGGGGGAATGCCCACTCGCACACCATCACCGCGTGACGCGGAAAAGATCCGGGCACTGCTCGCGTATGTGATGCGCCGGTTCGCGTACGACCGCGCGCAGGCATGGGCGATGGTCCAGAAATACGCGACCGATTCGTTGCGGCTCGCCGTCGAAGCCCGCAAGGCTGGCCGGCCGATCGCAACGGCCCTCGTTGCGTCACGAAGCGACGGCAGCGAGTGGAGCCCTGATCGCTTCGACGCTGTCATTGCGCGCGCGGCTGAATCTCCGCCGCCCGATGAGCCGAAGTACAACCGGGCCCCCGCGGTCGTGGACGAAGAGTCGGTCACCGATGACGAGGCGCGGCGCTGGCTCACTACGGCCAACCGTGCCAACGCGTTCACGGCGACGGAAGAGTTGCGCGACGATCGGCTCCGTCGTCGCGAAGACGAGCTGCGCAAGAATCCGCGGCCGCTCGACGATTGGGGACTCGACCCGACGAACAAGCTCAAAGCGTTTCTGGTGAGCATCGGCGCGCCGCAGGTCATGGAGGGGGAATGATCACGATGCCGCTCAGTGACGTGCAGCTCATCGCGATCCACCGCCAGCTCGTGATCGCGAGACTCGAGCGTGCCATCGAAGACGAGCTCGCGCGTGAGTACGAGGTGCTCGAGTGCGGCGGAGGCTGTGACCCGGTACACCCGCTCGGTGCGAAGTTCTGTGGCGACTGCGGCCGAAGACTGGTGCGGGAAGAGTAATGCGCCCGCTTCCCGCCAACCGCGAGACTGAAGCCGCAGTGCTCGGCGCGATCATGCTGCGCAACGACGCCATCAACGAAGTCGTCACCGTTGTGATCGAGGATGACTTCCACTTCCCTGCGCACCGCGCTGTGTTCCGGGCGATGTGCAAGCTGGCCGATCGTGGCGAGCCAATCGATGTGCATACGCTCGAGACACAGCTCGCCGTGAACCAAGAGCTCAAACTTGTGGGCGGGCTCGAGGGACTCGGCAAGCTGTCGACTCGTCACGCGAGCACGTACAACGTGGCGACGCACGCAGAGATCATCCGGCAGCTCTCGACGCTGCGTCAGATGATCGCGACGTCGCAAGAGATCACCGACGGCGCATACAGCCCGGTCGAAGACGTCGCAGCCTTCATCGACGACGCTGAGCGACGCGTGCTCGAGGTGGGCCAACGCGGACGCAACGACGCGTACGAGTCTGTGGCCGACAACATCGCTGGCGTCTTCGAGAACATCGTCGAGCGGATCAAACGCAAGGACCCGATCACCGGCGTCGCGACACAGTTCGTCGGCATCGACGAACTGACCGGAGGGCTGCAACCGTCCGATCTCATCATCGTCGCCGCGCGCCCGTCGATGGGCAAGACGGCCCTCGCCCTCAACATCGCGCAGGCTGCTTGCATCACGCAGCTGAAGCACGCTCGGCTCGCGCCCGAAGAGCGACCGGTGCGGCACCCGGTGCTCTTCTTCACGGCGGAGATGAGCAAGCAGCAGCTCATCGAGCGCATGATCTTCAGCGAGGCACGGGTCGACGTTGCCCGCATGCGCACGGGCTCGATCCTGGAGAACGAGCTGAAGACGCTGGTGGCCGCGGCCGACCGGATCCATCGAGCTCCGCTTGCAATCAACGACGCCAGCTCTCCGTCGATTCTCGAGATCCGATCGTTCGCGCGTCGGTTCCGGCGTGACGCGAAGTACTTCAGCGATACGCGCGAACAGATCGGGCTCATCGTCGTCGACTACCTGCAGCTCTGTCGCGGCGGCAAGTCGAAGTACGACGTGCGCGAACAAGAGATCTCCGAGGTGAGCCGCGGCCTCAAGGCGATCGCGAAGGAGCTGAAGATCCCTGTGCTCGCGCTCTCGCAGCTCAACCGCGGCGTCGACAGTCGCTCCGACCACCGCCCGCAGCTCTCCGATTTGCGAGAGTCGGGCGCAATCGAGCAGGACGCCGACGTCATCATGTTCATTTATCGCGACGAGATCTACGAGCGCGACGAAGAGAAGCGATCCAAGATAGCGGGGCAAGCCGAAGTCATCGTCGGCAAACAGCGCAACGGACCGACGGGCACTGTGCACCTGACGTTCGCAGGAAAGTACACGCGTTTCGAAAACGCAGCGAAGGAATGGGTACCGTGAAGGACGACGCAGACGACATGCTCGCGAAGATTGCAGCCTACCTACTCGTTATCGGAGCAATGCTCTTCGTCGGGTACGAAGCAACGCTCTCGCGAGCGCCCGAGTGCCATCGCGTGCTGGACTCCTACGGCTACACCGACGTCGAGCTGACGGGCTACGAAGTCGTGGGCTGCGGCAACGAAGCGATCCACGAAGGCTTCATCGCAACATCGTCGTCGGGTCTGCGCGTTCGCGGCACGGTGTGCTGCGGGCTCGTCTTCAAAAACTGCACAGTGCGTCTCGACGGCTCATACGACGCGAGGTGAACCATGTGTGAAGAATGGGATTGCGGCCCGGATGCGTACAGCGAGAAGTGGCGAAAGGCTCGCAAGGAGCACCAGTGCTGCGCGTGCCACGAGACGATCGGAGCCGGCCATCGCTACCATTACCTCTCGGGTATCTGGGAAGGCGAACCGGAAGAGTTCAAGCATTGCGCGCGGTGTTGGAAGATCTACGAGCTGCTTGTCGATCGGGCGCGCGAACAAGGTAACGACGTTGCCCCGTCGCTGCTGCTCGATTGCGGCACGGTGTGGAAAGATCCGCCCGATGAGATCGCAGCGCTCGCATTCGTGACGCAAGGTGAGGTCGTCGCATGACCGTCGTCTCCATGAAGTGCGCATGCGTGTTCGTTGCGTCCGACGAAGTCGACCGACGCAGCTGCCCGCTGCATGCGACGGCTCCTGCATTCGAACTGGGCGACATCGCGCACGGTCCTGAGTGGCAGCTCGCGAATGCAGACTGCCTCGCCGAAGACGGCATGCGCCGTCTCGGCGACGGCGTCTGCGACCTAGTGCTCACCGATCCGCCGTTCGGAAAGCGCACGCACGAGGGGCAGAAGCACAAGCGCAAGAAGGCGACGGGCAACGAGCTCTCCGAAGACGGCGATCTCGGCTACGACCACCTCACCGACGAGCAGCTCAAGCAGTGCTCGACCGAGTTCGCGCGACTGAGCCGCGGGTGGGTGCTGGTGATGTGCGATCATGAACTCGCGCGCGACTGGGAGGCCGAGCTGAAAGCCGCGGGCCTCTACACCTTCGCGCCGCTGCCCATCGTCACGCCAGGCATGAACGTGCGGCTGGCCGGTGACGGCCCGAGCTCGTGGACCGTCTGGCTCATCGTCGCCCGTCACCGCACGACGAAGCGCGACAGCACGCTCGGCGGCCCGGTGAAGTGGGGCACGAAGCCAGGCTGGTATCAGGGCAAGCGACCCGCCGGAGCACAGAAGGCGATCAAGGGAGCGAAGCACCCTGACCTGCTCGAGGCCATCGTGCGCGACTACACGACAATCGGCGAGACCGTCTGCGATCCATTCGCGGGCTCAGGATCGACCGGAGTCGCGTGCATTCAGTCCGGCCGCAAGTTCATGGGCTGGGAGCTCAACACCAAGCACTTCGCGCTTGCGACTCGGCTCATCGGATCGGCGAAGTGGATCCTGACGATCGACGACCGTATCGAACGCGAGAAGCGACGACCGCCGCAAGGCGAGCAGCGACCACTGACGTGGGACGGTGCGGATCGTGATGTGCTCAAGTGAACAGCGGCCGAAAATCCAGGAAGGGCCCGAAGCTGCCCAGGGCGCTCAAGTGGAAGTGCCGGCTCTGTTTCGCGATGGTGAGCGAGACGGATCGCAATCGATGGAACCGTTATGGCATGCCGTGCGAGGCGTGCAGAAAGGTGACCGAACATGTCCAGTGAGCGAGCAGTAGCGATGCGCCGTCCAGGCGCGATGGAGTTCGGTGACCTCATCCACGACGAAATGGCCCGCGAGCTCGCGAGGGCCCGCAAGCTCTTCGGACCGACGGCCATCGTCAGCGTGGAGATCATGACGATGCCGACCGACGGCAACAGAGCCGTCATCGTCGTGCGCCACTGCGTGGGAATGCGCGGGCACAAAGCCGCGTCATGGGCCGAGCTCGGCTGCGGTGAAACCTGGGACGAAGCATTCAAACAGGCATCAGAGCGGATGCCGACAAGGAGACGTTCAAGATGATCTTCGAAATCAATGGCCCGCAGATCGAAGAGGGCTGGGACTCTTTGGCCGCGGGCAGTGAGCGGGCGCGATGATCGACGATGCGACATTGCAAAACCGTCAGCTCCTCGGACTTCGCAAAGACTACGTCGAGCTCTTCGAGGCCGCGCGAGACCCCCTCGTCACCCGCACCGAGCTGCAGCAGCTCTGCGACGCGCACGAGAAGAGCGTGCGAGCGCAGCTGTTCATACGCGTCATGAACGCGTACCAGAAGATCATCGCCGAGCGTGTCGGCAACGATCACGCGAACACGCTCTATCAGACGTTCGACGACTGGACCGACCAACTCGCGTTCGAGCTCGACGTCGAGTTCGACCGCGCAACAATGCTGTGGAGACCAAAAGAATGAGCGACAAGATCAATCCGACTCACTACGATGGCGATGAGTGCATGCGCGTGCTGTGCGAAGCAGTCGGCTACCGAGCCGCGCTGACCCTGGCCGTCAAGCATCTCTGGCGAGCTGGACGCAAGGAAGGCGAGTCGCGCGAAGACGATGCTGGCAAGGCGAAGTGGTACGTCAACTGGGCATTGGCCAACATGGCGCCGCCTGAACATTGGCGTGTCGTGTTTGCCAGAGTCATCGGCGCCGCCGACCGCATCGTCGCCGAGCCGAACTACGATGCCCGCGAAGATCTGCGTCGGATCATGTGGGAGAGCGCATGAGCTACGACGTCCAGATCCTCGCCGATTCGATCTGCGACTACCCGCGGCTGACCACGATGCAGGTCACGTTCCCGCGGTACGTGCTCGCCGAGTTCAACACCCACCGCGTCTTCAGCCGCAACTCTGCGAGCTCGCGCGCGATCCCTGTGGCCACGATGCTCGAACGCGTGGAGCAAGCTCCGTTCGTGCCCTTCTATTGGGGCAAGAACCAGAAGGGCATGCAGGCCGACGAGGAGCTCGATGACAAGACAATCTCCGAGGCCGAACGACAGTGGAGAGCGGCAGCCGACGATGCTGCCTATCGCGCCCGGGCCCTCATGAACATCGGCGTGCACAAGCAGATCACAAACCGGCTGCTCGAGCCGTTTCTGTGGCACACGGTCATCGTGACCGCGACCGAATGGGAGAACTTCTTCAACCTGCGCTGTCATCCCGACGCGAGCCCGGAGTTGCGCAACGCCGCTGTGCTGATGCGCGAGGTGTACGAGTCGCATGTGCCCCGCGAGCTCAAGCAGGGAGAGTGGCACCTGCCGCTCTGGCACGGTGAGGACGTGGAAGAGAGCAAGAGGGGCGAGCTCAGGACCGGCGGCGGTTACTATGGCTTGCTCTGCAAGCGTCAAGATTTCAAAGGCGTCCCCGCAGCTGCCTGGATCAGCGCAGCTCGCTGCGCGCGAGTCAGCTACCTGACGCATGATGGTGTCCGCGACACGACGGCCGACATCGATCTCGCCACCCGACTGCTCAAAGCAGGGCACATGAGCCCATTCGAGCATCCGGCGGTTGCATTCGCGGATCTGAAGTACCAGTTCAACGGCAACTTCCGCGGATGGACGCAGCTGCGCAAATGCATCAAAGGCGAGGAGGTGTTTCGGCCATGAGCAACGATATGATCACACCAGGGTCAGCGTGGGACTTCATCCTCAAGGCGAGCAGTTCCATGGGCGACCAGATGGGGTTCGTTGCAGGCGGCGTCATAGCGACGGCCACCCACTACCTCCGGCACGACCGCGCAGATCTGGCCCTGCAGATGCTCGAGTTCTTCGAGCGTTACTCGGAGGAGCAAGCCACCCCAACGGACATCGCCTTTGCCGAGGAGCTGAAGAAGAGAGCCGAAAACGGGGAGTTCGGGGAACTCAGGGAGTCGGAGCGCGGCGACGATGGCAACTAGAAGAAGGCGCCCTGAGCCCGTTGCGCAGGACAAGATCCCCAACGTCGAGATCGAATACGCGCGCCCGCCCGAGGACGCGAAGCAGAATACCAAGGAGCCGGATAGGCTCGCCACGATGATGCGGTGCGACGAACAGGGCTGGCAGCGTGGCGTGGTCGAAGGCGCAGCGTGGGCGCTCCAGCTCGTGCGCACCATGAGCATCGACGAGGCTCGTATCGAGCTCGTCACCCGGTTCGGCGGGCTCGCCGAGGACGAGCTCGCAAGGAGAGGCATATGAGGACGCACAAAGAACGCTACGACGCGCAACGGGGTGTCATGCATGACAACCTGCTCGACCGCTTGCTCACCAATGGAGCCATCTCCGAAGACACAGCCGTGCCGCTCTATGGCTCAGCGGCTTCGCTCGCCAACGAGATCGACTCCAAGCGAATCGGCCACGTCTTCCCAAGGGATCGCGGCGTCGTGCGCTGGTACGCGAGGGCGAGCGAATGATCAAGCTGCCCACGCTCGAGTCGAACATCGCGATGATCCGCGCGTGCTATCGGGTCGTGGAAGGCGCCGATCCGTGATGGGAGTTGTAAAACGAATCCAGTGCAGTCCAGAAGCCGCACGCGAGACATTGCTGTCGCTTGTGTCGACAATCTTCACATCTGTACACGATCATCATCGCGCCATTCGAGAGCAGCTCCAAGCCATCGGCATGGAGCTGCATGGTTTCCGTCGCTCACTACAAACTATACTTTCCGACGACTTCGATGCCCCGATCGGAGCGATCCCTGACGCGTGGATAGTCAGTCGCGGCCGGTGCGATTGGTATCCAGGCAATGGCTTGCTCGCTCTCGTAGAGTGCGATTTTACACACCACACTGGCGTGGGCAAGTGGAGTGAGTGGGCTGTGCAGTTGGACGATTTGTGCTGGACGACCGCAGTGTTCACTATCGAGAGTTCGGGTCGGGCATTTTTGCGGTGGACCGACATCGAGCTGATGCGTGCATATAACGAAAAATATGCAGATGCGATCGGTATGAATGCTGACGAGCGGGCCAGGTTCTTCGCGCTAATGGAGGAACTTAGCGGACTGACTCCAGAGCTGTATAAGAGATTGCCAGGTAACCATGCCGCCTGAGCGCTACGCCGGCCGCATCCACGTCGAGCCCAACACAGGCTGCTGGCTCTGGGCAGGGGCCACGAGCAGCCGCGGATACTCGTCGATCCGTGTCGGCAGATCGGCGAGGCAAGGCCACCTCGTCATCTACGAGCTCGTCGTTGGCCAGTTGCCCGAAGGACTACGCGAGCTCGACCATCTCTGTCGCACACGAGCGTGCGTGAATCCTGCCCATCTCGAGCCCGTGACGCGCAGCGAGAACAACCGTCGCTCGACGTGTCACAGACACGAAGCCTTCGTGGCCCAACAGCGACCCGGCAAAAAACACCGCGCGATCGCGGTGCCGGCCTACGCGGCCTCGGCAGCGGATGCTGTCTTCTTGGACGATTTGCGACGTGGCGCCCTGGCGACTTTCCTGGACGCCTCCTCGGCCTCTTGCGCCTCGACCATCTTGCATTGGACGAGCTGCGTGGCCACCAGGCCGGTAATGCGCGGCTGCTTTGCAATGATCTTGTAGAGCTTTCCTGCAAGCGCTTCGGCTTTTGCGAAGTCCTTCTTGTCGTGCATCATGATCGCGATCAGCTCGCGCATCTTTGTTGCTGCGGACGCTTTTTTCTTCGGCATGCCGGCAGCATACAAGAAAAACGCCCGTTGGCAGTGCCTTCGGGCGGCGGCTTCAGCTGTCCATTACGCGGGCTGCGTTGTCGGTCTGCACGACGCGGGCGGACAGACAGGGCCCCTCCCGCCACCGCGCCGTCTTGCTTCTCGACCAGGCCACTGTACCGCGATCGACAAAAACCGGTCAACATGCAGCGTAACGATGCCCGATGGCGATTGCGGCCAGATCACGCGATCGACGTAGCGGCCGCCTAGTCATCTTCGTCGATGCGCTCGGCGAGCTCGTGCGGCTGCTGACGGCGGCGCATGTCGTAGCGGAAGAGGGTCTCCGGCTTCACGTGCCCGGAGATCTTCATCGCGGCGCCGTAGTTGCCGTCGGCCTTCTCGAGCCCGCGCGTGATGCAGAGCCGGCGGAAGTCGTGCGGCTTCAGGTCGACGCCGGCTTCCTTGCAGCGCCGCTCGATCATGTGGCTGATGGCCCGCTCGCCGATGCGCTCAGACTTCTCGCTGATGAAGAGCGCCGGAGACGAGCGGCCGCACTCCTTGAGCCACGCAGCTCGGACACGCATCCAGTGCGCGACGACTTCCGCGGTCGGCTTCGGCAACGGCTTGCCCTTCACCCTGCGCTTGCCCTTGCCGCGCGTGGCAATGACGTGGTTTTCGACGTCGACGTTGACGACATCGACGCGAGAGGCATCGACGCGTCGCATGGCGCACGCGTACATCACACGCAAGAGCGCCAGATCGCGGAGCAAGAGCACTGCGACGCGGTGCCGGATCGTGCCGTTGCGGAGTCGGACCGCCGCATCGGCGACTCGGCCTTCGAGATATGCGCGCAGCTTCAGCCACTCAGCGCGGCCTTGCTCGGCGGACCCGAGCGGCAACACGTCGTCGTCGGCTTCGACCCGCGGGCCACGAACCGTGCGCGACAAGGTCCACGCGCAGCGTTCGGTGGCGCTCGCGAGCTCGATGAAGTTGCGCAGGATCGACAGTCGCTGCTGAATGGTCGCGGGCGCGAGTTCGGCGGCATCCATCGCATCGACCCACCGTTGCACGACGAGGTGAGCCTCGCCCTTGCTCATCTTGCAGAGCATGCCGAGCGCTACGACGGGGCTTTCGTGCCCGAACCATTCCGCGAAGCGGCGCAGCGCCGAGCGATACTGCCGAAGCGTCTCCGGGCTCTTGCGCGTGAAGAACTTGTCGACGAGCTCAGCGAACGGATCGAAGCCTCTCTGCGCCGGCAGCTCGCGCTTCGGTATCGCGATCGCCTTGGTCACAGGTGCTCTCGGCCTTCTCCGTAGACGTCGATTTTCACGCGCGTCATCGTCTCGGCCGGGCACGGATTCCAGAACGTGACCTGCATCGTCCTGTCAAATGTGGGATTCGAATAGACCGACCACCTCACGGCCCGAGCGCGAAAGCGGTTCTTGGGCGGGCACCACATCGCGCTGTCGATGTAGCTAGTGGTCGCCCCGTCGGGATAGCAGACGTTGACGCATTCTTGCGGAGCACTCCGGATGAGCACGGACGTGATCCGCATGAACCGCATGTCGCGCGTCGCCTCGTCCCACGCGTACATCGCAACGGCGAACGGGCGCATGAACGGGAATGGCTTGCCGTCGAGGGACAGAGTCATCGTGCACGCGGTCTGTCCGACGGATACGCACGACTGCGTGTCCATGTCGCAGTGGCTCGTGAGCCAATCGAGCTCGAGCCATGCTCCGACGTCGGAGTCCGGAAGAAGAATGTTGGTCATCGTCGCACCTCCACGCAGGCTTGCGTTGGCCATTCGATGTCGATGTTGAGCCGCATCGCAGTGTCCCAGCAGTCGCTCGTGCCGCGCTCGCCCGCGAACGCGATGCAGAGATTGGCGATGGGCGGACCGACGAGCATCTCACGATTGCGGGCGTGGCCGCCGAACTTGCCGAGCCGAGACTTGTACGGGTGCACCTCGATCAGCACCTCTTTGTGGTGCGCGACGAGGTGGTCGTGCACGTCGCTGTCGATGCCCCGCGCACCGCCATGCCGGACCGTGTGGATCCGAAAAAGACGGATGAGCTTGTCGAGCTCGCGCCTGCCGAGATCCGTGAGCTGGAAGATCCGTCCGCCTGTGACAACCGCGATCATGGAAGTTGATCGGCAGGGAATACGCGGTCGCTTTGCGCGAGCTCGAGCGCGGCCTTCAGCACGATTGCCCTGAGCCCGCGCACCATATGAGTCTCATCGAGTCGCGGTGGCTCGCCAGCTGCATCGTAGAGCCATGCGTCGCAGACGAACATGCCGAACGGCTGCTCGATCAAAATGTCACTGTCGCAGTTCCTGATCCACCACTCGTCGGGTGGCTCGGGCTTGCCGTTCACGAACACAACTTGCGAAGGCCCGCGGGCGGTGATCCGGTATCGCTCCCCGGTACATTCGATGTCCACGTCGCGAGTCACACGCGCGTCCGGATCGCCGAGCTCGAGCCAATGCAGCCAGATCTGATTCGTTTTCCGGAGTAGCTCAGGAGCGCTGCTCGTGGCGTCACCGAGATACGCGTTGGCCTCGCGATATTCATCGCAGATGCCATCCGGGAACAATCGTCGAAACGCCCGCGCCCCGTGCTCGGAAACCACCTTGAATCTCGAGTTCAGATTGTCGGCGCCCCAGCGCTCCTTCGCAACGACGACCTTTCCCGTCGTAGCGAGCATCACCCAGTAGGTGTCGCCGCAGAACTGCACGAGCTCGACAAGCCCGATCTCCATGTGGTTGTAGTTGCTCGACGTGGCCATGTGAAACATGATTAGCCCTCCTTGAATGCGCGTGCGAGCGCTTCGGCAAAACGCTTTGCGGCGCTGAGCGTCGGCGCGACTCCGGCTCCGAAGTACCTGTCGTCGTGGCGATCGTGGTAGCCGAAGGCGCGCACGCACCATTCCCAGTGATAGGTCCTCCGGCGACTACCCTCCGCGATCGCAAAACGCCTTGGCCACGCCTCGAGCCTGACCGTGCGATTCTTTGCTACCGCGACATAGGCCCGATGGCCGCCTTTGCCATCGCGCTCCCACTTCGGACTCATACGCGCCGCCCCGCGGACAGCATCGCCATGCGGATATTGCAGGCTGTGGCCTCGTTGGCCTCCATGTCGGCCTTCCACTTCATGGCCCACTTGGTCCAGTACCAACGACCGAAGCGCGTCGTCGCGTACACAGCTCGTCTGCTCGCGCGGACGTAGAACCACGCCGCGCTCTTGCGACGCTCCTGCACGGTCTGCTTCGCGAGCGAGAAGATGCCGGCGACGACTTCATCGGCCTCGGCAATTGCGTCTTTTGCGATGCTCATCTTGTTCCTCTCAATCTGATTGCTTCCACGAGATGTTTGCGAGCGGAGCGCCTCCATCGATCAATGCTCGATGGACAGGCCCGGTACCGTGCCAATGCATGCCCGCGTGCGCAGTGCTTTGCGGCCTCAAACTCCAATCCGGCCTCATCGCGTGTGGCCAGCTCTCGCCACCGGCCGCCGCCGTAGTGCTCGTTGAGCGCAGCGTCACGATCGTAACTCATGGCCAATCTACCACAGGTGTATCGTAGCCAAGGCGAACAGGATGACGCGGCGATCCTCTGCGCGTGCGCCCGAGGCACTGCGTCGCAGCCTCGAGCTCGGTGATCATGCGCCGCATCTGGGACTCGCGTGCGACGGGCAGATTATCTCCCCACGCGACCATCGCCGCTCGGCCCTTCCGGGCCCACGCGAGAATGCGAGCCAAGTTCGCGTCGTTTCCGGGCCCGATACGATCGGCCTCGCGCTGCGCAAGCATCACGTTGGGGTCCGTCGCGCGGAATGCATATGCGTTGGCGATGATGATCCCACCGAATCCCCACCTCTTCGAGTATCCGATGCAACGCGTGATCGTGGGGTCGAGCTGCTCGTGTGTCGCCGTCGAGGGGTTCAGCATGATCCACGGCAGCGGCGGGGCCCCGTCGTCCCAATGCCTCCATAGGAGGAATCGGTACATGGCAACGCCGACGTCATCGTTGTCGAACGTCGCGCCCGCATAGCGGTCCCCTTGGCGCACGCCGATGCCATCCGCGAGAGCTATGTTGATTCGACTTGCTTCGGTCATTTTCGTATCGTCTCGTGGGTGGTGTATTTGTGGCCGCAGTCGAGACACTCGCGCCTGCGTCGGATCGATGTTGGACGTTTGCGAGAATCGGAGCACAACACGTTCTCGGAGCTGCATACTGGGCACCGCCACGGCGGCATGCCCTCGGTCGGAGCCGGAAGGGCTTCGCAGCGATCGTCGCTGTCGAGGATCATGGCCGGCCGTCGATCCAGTGCACCGAAGCTCCGGCATCGCAGTGCTCGGTGAGAACCTGATCGAAGTCGGCGTACAACAGCGTGGCGATCTCAGGCTCGTCGAACGCGGAGCGCCAGCGCATCGCGACATGCCCGTCGCTGAACTCGAGCCCCTCGGCAACGACTCCGAGCCGCCGCTGCTGACCCGTCGGGTCGTGCGTGCGATGCAGCTCGAAGCGGCGCATTGGCTTGGGGCTGACGACGACCGGGTCGCCGTCCTGCTGCAGCAGCTGCACAGCCCCTCGCACGTTGAAGCCGAGAGCAAACGACGATGTTGCGATGGCCAAACAGGTCAGGGTGAAGTCCGTCAGCCTCATCGCGCACCTCGCAGGTTGTTCTCGAGATGGCGCTTCAGCGTTCCATCGTTGATGCCGAGCACGTACGCAACGGCCTTGCGCGTGCGGAATCGTTCGAAGAGCGCGCGCAGCTCTTCGCGCGGCGGCAACGTGACCGGCTGCGCGCCTTGTCGCTTGAGCAGGCCGGCTTCGCGAACGACATCGCGGACCGTGGGCACGGCCGTGCTCATGAACAGGGCCGTGTCTTTGACGTTGCCGTACTTCTTGTATGCCTCGATGATCGCGGCTCGCTTTTCGTCGGTCATTTGCAGTGCTCCTCGAAATGCGCCCATGCGGATGCACAGGCGGCGCTCTTGCTCTGGAACCCAGTCTTCCATGCGCACGGTCCCAGCGTCAGCCCGGCGGTCGTCGTCCATTGCCACTCTTCGTCGCCAACGATTTGCCGTTTGACGGCGTAGCCCGGAGGAGGTACGTGTTGCCGCACCGCATCGACGACGGCCATCACCAGCTCGGCATAGGGCAGCGTCGTGGCGATTCTGCTCGCGTATCGCGGCTGAGCAGGATCGGCCGACTGTGACGGGGCTGCCGAGCTGCGCACGAAGTCGTAGTGCCGCCGGAGCACCTCGATCGCCGTATCGACGCTGCCATAGTAGATGCCGATCGCCTCGCCGTCGTGGGGGTCACGGGCGCTTGCCCAGACGGACTCGCTCCCGTCGTCGCGGACGCACCTGGTCACCGTGTAGCCGGGCGGCACGTCGCTATCCTTCGCCGTGAACGTTTCCGTGTTCACTATGTTCGGACAGACGATCCCATCGATACGATCCGCGAGCGAGTACATTGCAACCGTGATATCGACTCGCTCCATGCCGTCGTCCCAGCGCGCCTTCAGTTCGCGCAGCGCCGGGCCAATCGCATCGTCGGCGATCTCGCTCTGTCGCTCGCGCGGATCGAGCTCGTCGGCGAGTTTGCGCAGCTCGTAGACGACTTGCTCCTTCCTGCCCGCACGCCACATCTGCGCGAGTCGGCAAAGGTTGTCGAGGAGATTGATTGCTTCTTCGTCGTTCATCTGCCCTCGGCAGCCTTCCGCAGCGCGGCTGCGGTTTTGTAGAGCGTGGTGTTGGTGAAGCGCACGAGCTGGTGGCCGACCACGAAGAGGTTCGTGACGACATGGCAGCACTCGCGCGCAAATCGGATCGCTTCACGAAGCATCAGACGTCCTCCTTTGGCGCTGCGAAGGCCTCGATGGCGTCGGCAAGGCGTCGCAGGTCGGCCGGCGTCATGGTGCCGACGACGGGCTGATCGTAGTCGCCGCCGTCGATGACCATGAGCATCTTCTCGCGGTCGTACTCGATGCTCACGTTGCCTCGCTCGTTCTTGAACGAGAGCTTGCCGGGCGCTTCGATGACGGTGCGTTCACGCGGCGCCGCGAAGGGCTCGAGCTTGTCGATCAGCACGCGCAAGTGCTCGCGGCTCTGCACGCCATACGCGCAGTTGTCGATGCTGTCGCCTTTGACCATGAGGTACATGTGCATCGGATCGAAGGCCCACGTCAGCTGGCCGAGCTGAAAGATGGCTTCATCGACCTCGTCATTGGCGTCCTCCGACTTCGTGCCCGCGGCCTCTTTTTCGAGCTTCTCGGCCCGAGCGCGCAGCGCCCTGTCGAGCAGGCCGCCCGGTGCCATCGCAGACGTCACCATCTGCACCGTCTGCGCGCCGGCGATCGCACTGACTTCGCTCTGCAGCTCGCCGAGCTCTTCGAGGATGGTCAAGAGCATCGCGCACATCATGTGCTGCGCGCTGTCGATCTGCTTGGTCTTCAGCAAGTCATCCACGTTGCTGCGCATCTCCTTGACCAGCTCGGTGCTCTTCCGCGAGGACTTGCCGAGCCCGATGAGTTCGCGGATACGCTGCCTCGCGTTCGCGGAGGGCCGAGGCGCGGCATGGGGCTCGAGCTTGTCGAGTACGGCGCGGAGGGCCGGGCGGTCGAGAACAAAACAGACCTGCTCGCTCCAGTCGCTGCGGCGGACGGTCATCCATTCTGCGAGGGGGTCGTAGCTCCATTCGATGGTGTAGTCCTGGCCTCCTCTTCTGGCGTGCGTGGAAAATCGGATCGTGCTGTCGGTTGCGTCGGTCATGTTTCAGGTGTAGCATAGATGTCAGGCAATGGGTATTGCCTGACATTCGCCAATGATCACGAGTACTTGCGAACCGATGATCGGCAAGAGGCTTCACAGGCTGCGAATCGGCCTGCTGATGACCCAGGCGGAGCTCGCATGGATTCTCGGAATCTCGGTGCGGTCCATGGGCCGTTGGGAATCCCCGACAGAATCGGCCGGCGAGCCCGAGGGTGTACGCATGGCCGTGCTCCTCGTGCTCGAAGAAGGCCTTGCCAACGATCATCATTTCGGGATGAAGGTTGCGTACTGGGCAAAGAAGGGCTTGCCCTGCCTGTTGGGCCACCTGTTCAAGGCAAAGGCAATCGATGTTTCTGGCTGAAGAGAAGGCCATGAAGCGCAAGAAGCACTATGCCGATCGCAACGAGCGGCTCTCGTACGTGAACCCCGACGACGACAAGAAAGAGAAGCCATGAAAGACGAGATCGAAGTCGACCTGCCCGAGGGCATCTTCGCACTGCGCGACAGCGCCGACGAGGTGCTCCACATCAGCAAGGGCTCACCCGAGATTGCCGAGTTCTGGGACAAGTGCTTCTTGTCGCTCGAGCTGCTCGCTGAGCAGGTGCGTCCGGGCGAACGCCTCGATCTGGTCATCGCGCAATATTCTTGCTCGGCGACCGTGCTCAACGGCGGACGGTGCATCGCCGCTGCGCTGAAGCTCGGGCACCCAGTGCGCAAGTCATTGCGCCGCATGCTCACGCAGCACGCCAAGAAGAACCCGATCGGCAATGCCGACATCGATCTGGCCTTGCGTCGCGGAGCAGCGGCCAACTCCGACCAAGGCTGAGCATGGCGCACCAGCCCTACCCGCTCGAATGGCCGGTCGGACGGAAGCGAACGACCCACCGGAGCTCGTCGAAGTTCCGCGATCTCAGCTTCGCGCGCACGCGCGACGATCTGCTGCATGAGCTCAAGCTGATGCATGCCGACGGCGTCGTGCTCTCGACGAACATCAGCCTGCGCGTGGACGGGCTGCCGCTTGCGGGCCAGCGGCAGCCGGCCGATCCCGGCGTGGCGATCTACTTCTCGCTCTGGGACGGCAAGAAGAAGTACTTCGCGATCGCCTGCGACGCCTACTACAAGGTCGAGGAGAACATGCGCGCGCTGGTGCACACGATCGAGGCGATGCGCACGATCCGTCGCCACGGCAGCTCGGACCTGCTCGAGCAGGCGATGTCGGGCTTCGCCGCGCTGCCGCCGGGCGAAGATTGGTGGAAAACGCTCGGCTTCACCTCCAAGCCCACGCTCGACGAAGCGAAGTCAGCATGGCGCGGACTCGTGCAACGTCATCACCCCGATCGCGGCGGCAAAGAAGCCGACATCCGCAAGTTCAACGCCGCGATGGAGCTCGCGGAGCTGGAGCTGAGCAAATGAACCCGCTCGATTATCCCAACCCCGAGGAGATGGCGGCGGCCGCCAAAGAGTTGGCGCAAGCTCGCGCCGAACTCGAGACCGCGAAAGACGACCTGCAAACGGCCCGGTCGAGAGAACAGCATGCAAGAGATCGCGTGCAAAGAGCGACTGGCCGACTGCGCGAAATGACCGACATGCTCACGAAGGACGCGGTAAAAATGTGAATGGCCGAGGATTCATCATGCGGTCGGTGCGGCGCTCCTGTACGCGAGCTGGTGCCGATGACGTGCGATGGCCTCGCGGTCGGCTACGTCGGAAGCCCAGATCCGATTCGCGTATGCAAGACATGCCGCGACGAGCTCGAGCTGTTCTGGGCATCAGCAACGCCAACCGTTCCACTGGAGATCGACGACACATGAAGCGAACCATCCTCCTCGCGCTCCTTGCCGGGTGCGCGATCGAAGCTCCGCGTGAGCATCAGCCCGCGCGTCCCAAGACGTGCCCGGAGAAGTACAAAGAAGAAGCGCTGCTATGCACCTTCTTCGAAGGCAGCATCTACGGCAGCCCTGAGATCTGCATGCAGGTGGCGCTCGTCGAGTACCATGATTGCGAACAACAAGCCCTGCTGCGGCAGGTCATCCAACAACAACAGCCCAAGCATCCGGCGCACGAAGCCGGGTCGACCACGGAGCAGTGATGGCAGCAAAGAAGAAGTCAGGGAAGCGGGCGCCCAAGAAATCCAGGCCACTCGTGCCGCATACGCATGCATGGCTCGTCGATCTCGACCCGAAGCCGGGCGAGGTAGTGCTGATTCGCACCGTGACGCACTATTACACCGGGCGAATCGAAGCGGTCTCCGAGAGCTGGATCCTGCTCGAAGACGCCGCGTGGATTCCGGACACAGGGCCTTGGACCAGCGCGCTCGTCGAAGGTCAGCTTGCCCAGGTGCAACCGTTCCCGAACGGATGCATGGTCAACCGCTCCGCGATCGTCGACATCTGCCCGTGGCCCCATCCTCTTCCGAGGGTCGTCCGATGAGCGCGGCGGTGCTGCGGGCCGGCTATGACCGCGCGGTGCTCATGAGCAAGGCCGCGGCTCTTGCCGAGCAGCAATCGTTGTGCTCGGACACGATGCGCTCGAGCTCGGACGGCCGCAGTCGCACACATCGTTCCGTCTGCAACTTCCAGTGGAGATCGCTATCGTGGCCGACGTACGAGTGAACGAGCGCACCTGGACCAAGGATCTGGTGGTCGACGCCGCGCTGCTCTGTGCAGCATGCACGATCCTCGGGGCCCGCATGCGCAGGGTGAGCGGCGTCGCCCCTGTGCCATCCACGGATACGAGGATCCGGCGCGAGGTGCCGATCGGGAGCTTCGGGGCCAAGGGCTACCGCTATCTCATCGTGCTCCGCCAAGAGCGAGACGATGACATCGGTGTGATCAAGGCCTACGGGCCCAACTGGGAAACCACCTGCATCACGCCGACGCAGGCATACGCGGCCTGCGTCGAGCACAGCAAGGGGCTCGAGCCGCTGGGGATGTCCGCATGAGCAGTTGCTATTGCTGGAAGTGCAGGCAGCACGAAGACGAATGCGACTGCACGCTCGTGTCAGCCGCCGAACTGGGCGTTGCGCGCAAGTCGTGGGAGCAGGTAGCGGATGCCCTGCAAGTCTTTGAGATTGAGCACCACGGCGATCATGAGCCTATCGACACCGAAGCACTACGAGTCTTGCTAGGAGTACAGAACAATGACCAACCGTAGCGGACCCCTGCTCGACGATCCTGCCTTCTCCGGCGACGCGCCGATGCTCGCCGAGGGCGAGTCGATTCGCATGCTGCACGACCTGATGCTCGTGAAGCGGTATCCAGGCGACACCATGAAGAGCGGGCTCTTCATTCCTGAAGTGCATCGCGAGCCGAGCTGTCACGGCACCGTGATCGCAGCCGGGCTCGGCGTGCGGCGCTGCAACGACTGGAGCGCGCGGAGCTACGATGCCGAGCGCGAGCCGATGCTGATCAAGGAGGGCGACGTCGTCATGTATGACGGCTCGACGGGCATCAATGCCCGCGAATACCGCAAGGGCTCCGGCATCATCATCGTTGCCCAACGCGATGTGCTCTTCATCGCGCGCGAAGAAGCCTTGGTGCAACACCGACGAGCGCCGTACTGGCCCCTGGAACGGGACGGAGACGATCACAGGCTCATCGAGGAGCCGTTCAATCCCGACGACTACGAGCCGGGCGGCAAGTTCTTCGAGAAGGGTTGTGACGACGCGGGCTACTTTCCCGTCGGCAAGCACCTACCGAAGTACCTGCGCGAGAGCATCGAGGCCGCCGAGAAGGATGGCCACAGCTTTCAGCACGTGCGCACGGGGAGGAACTACTAGTGGCGATCGTGATGCTGAGCGTCGGTATTGCCCTATGGCTCTCCTGCGGGGCCGTCGATTACGCGATCCGTGGCCGTCGGCAACGGATCCGCGAGTTCGAGCGCCGTCGCGAGCACGAGCTGAAGAGCTGGAACGAACCTTTCGGAATGTCCTAGTACACCAAAGCAGCAGGAAGGCCCCGGCCGCGGGGCCTAGGGCATGGCTGCAGCATGCCCACGCGGTCCGCGTTTCCATGTCGAACGAGAGCAAAACCGACGACGTTCCCATCCCGGCTCCAGGTTGGTCGAAGCTCTCCGTCGAGCTCACCGATTCCGGCTATGTTGCATCATTGAAGGGGAATAGAGGGCGCTGGCGATCGCGTCCTTTCCGAAGCTCGGCCGCCGCGTGGCGGACCGCCGTACGAGAACTACTACGAAGAGAAGGGCTGCTCGAAGATGAAGACCAACAATAAGAATGAAGGGTTCACCGCGCTCGATGCTGTGCTTGCCGGGATCGCGCTCGGCATCTGCATCGGCTTCTCCACGCTGATCGCAGCATGTTGCCCGCCGGATGGTGCGCTGCCGATGTGCCCGGCGGTTCCAGAGCCCGAGCTCGTGGATGAGCTCGCCTGCGCAACGGCAGAGGACATCGAGGACTACTGCCCGTCGCCGAACGACCCGCCTACGCGGCAAACCTGCGCGTACGTCTATGCGCGCGACAACGTCGAGGCCAAGTGCACGGATCCTCCTGGTGGCTTCAGCGATCGCGTGGCCGCCGAGGCGGTCGGTCTCATGGTGCGCGGCGCAGTCGAGACGGAGTGCGGGCTATGATCTTTGCCGAGCCGAAGAACGAGATGACCGAAGAGAGATTCGCCGAGCTCGTGAAGAACGACGCATGGGTGGCGATCAGAGCCAAGGATTACAAGATCTACTGCGACGGGA